GTTACAATGGCACAGTAGAGCCCACTCTTTTGGTTCGTTTCCCTCAGGCAAGTTCCGACGGCCCGTATTGCTACGAACAATCTCAATGCTTTTAACAAAGAGGGTATGTTACGACTGTTGTCTGTTTAGTGATTCTATAAGTGCCTTGGAACTGCCAACTCTTACGTTTATAATGCCGTTATAGTATTCATCAGTTTTAAGAACTTCACGGTCAAACTGTTCTTTAGCTTCTAAGTAACTTAGTTCGCCTCTGCTGGTGCAGTAGTACAGTATTTCTCTTGTGAAGTTTTCTGGGCCTAAATGTTCAACATCTGCATTCAAGTGATCACTGCTTCCCCAATAGGTTCTCCAGTCACTTTCTTTAGTTGAACGTCTTTTGTTTTTCTTGCCTTTGAGTGGTTTTTTGGTTACTTTAAACTTTGCTAGTTTTTTGCCAATGTATTTTTTGCCGTTTGTGAGGTTGGTAATAAGATATACAAATCCTATGTATTCCTCACTAATTTCTTCTACTATTTTGCCTTGATAAGTCCATTGCATATTTGTTTATAGCAACAATTATATATATCTTCTAAGACATTTGTCAACCGGTTTAGTACATCTTTTTTAAGATTTTCCAAGTTTGATTGTAGCCTTCGTCAATCTGATGAAAATGTGTACTTGCCTCTGCGGCTGTAAAATCATTACCATCAGGGTAACAGTTGTCTCCGAAAAAAATTGTTGTGCCTTCTTGTTCTAATACAGCTTGACTCTTGTCACAGCCTTTTTTGTAAATGTCTATACTGGTTTCTCCTGCTACTGTAGCAACACTATCTGAGAATTTATTGTTATATGCTTCTGCGATAAATTCTCTACCTTTGTTTTTACAATCCCATTCTGCATAACGGGAGCGTTGATCCCAATTGGCATTTCTGCCCACGATACTTATATTAGCAGTACCGGTTCTTTGTTCAATATGATTGCCAGTTTTTTCGTTGTAGCTAATACTGTCTAGCAAATTTTCTAAAAAATTATACTGTTCTGTGTTTAACATCCAATCATTTTTTGATACTTCTTTTGCACCAACGTACACATGATTGCCGCTACAATGATATACCCTGTGGAATGTGTTTGTTAGCTCTAAACCGATCTGTTCTATAGTTTTTGGTCTATCACTACCTGTTACAATCATACATTTATGTTTGTCAATAAACTCTAACATAAACTTACGAAATTCTGGATCGATAGGTTTACGAGCATCAGTGAGTGTACCATCAACATCAAACATAAAAGTATTAGTCATCGCTTCGTTCTTTCATTTCCTTAGGGTACCATTTGTATAGTATATCAAGTGGCAATTTCTTTTGTTTACTAGGTGCATGATGTCCTAGTCCTGTTAAAGTTACAGTTCCAACATTCGATGATATCATTGTACTTGTACAGTTGGTTGCACATGTGTTGTACATAGAAGCATTATCCACAATAGATAATGTTGTATCTCCTAATAGAGGAGCTTCTGTTTCTAACCAAGTTTCAAAATCATCGTCACCTTTTTGACCTTTGTTATTAAAGCTATCAATGTGTATTGTGTATTGGTCTTCGTTGTGATCTCTCATAGTTTTTTTCCAAAAAGTTTATAAAATATGTCTATAGGTAGTATCTTCTTTGTTAATAATTCTTGTGGATGATAACCATACAGTTGTTCACCTGTGGTTTTTATAATTTTACGACTAGAGTGCGGAGAATTAAATTCTCTTTCATATACAGTTTTGCCACCGTCTGGGCTTTCATATATCTTAGGCTTATTTGGCATCAACAAACTCTGTATCAGTACTGAATGTAGTAAACCCACCTTCTTTAATAACTTGTAGTATTGTGTTTACACGACCTACTAGTTCATCTCTGTGTGAGATTAAGAAGATGTTTTTATTACGTTCACGCTCTATCTTTTTAAGTACACCCAATGCACCATCAACACCATTAGTGTCCATGCCACTATCAATAAGTTCATCAATAGCCAAAAAGTTTATTGGTGTGTTCATACTTTCAAAAACATCTCTAAAACTCCAACTAAGTCCTAGTATCAATCTGTTGCGTTCGCCTCTGCTAAGATTATCAAAGTCTAAATCTCTGCCTAGTTCTGTAATCTCTACAGTTAAGTCTGGTTGAAATGCAACTTCATGTGGTAATCCTAATTTGGTCAAGTAATAAGCTAGTCTACTGTTTAGGTATTGCAAGTTCTGTTCAATGATACGTTTTCTAATAAAGCTGTCTTTGTTTGTTAACAGTTTGTATAGGAAGTCCTGATGATCTTTTACTGTGTTCAGTTGATTCATAGTATCCCAAGTTATTTCTTGTACACCTGTTTCACGCAGACTTTCTATCTGTTCTTGATATGTATCGCTTTCATTTTGCTTGTTTGTAACTTGACTACGCAAGTTTTCCAATTCCATATTGTGTTTGTGTGCTTCAGTTTCAGTATTGTAGTGTGTTACTGGCATTTGACCTAGTTCGCCTAAAGAAGTCAAAGCGTCTGACCATTCTTGTTCTTCTAAAGCGTTTACTGCTATTTGCTCACTAGCTTCTTTCCGTAAACCTTGTTTACTAGAGAGGATCTCCTCTTGTTTAGCATCGTGTATTTCTTGTCCACATGCATGACACTTGTGATCTTCTAATAGTGCAAGCTCTTTATCTAACTTATCAATAAGTCTTTGTTGTTTTGTATTGTCAGTTTGTATATTAGATAACCAACGTTCTGCTTCGTCTTTCAGTTTTTTCTTTTCTAGGTAATCACTCAACAATTTATGATTGCTAAGTTCTGTTTGGATATCTATTTTCTCTAATGTGTTTATTTGCTGTTGGATACTTTCGACAGTAATTTTTTGTTGATCCCGCCAAATTTTCTGCCTGCGTTCCAGATCACCGATACTTTTCTCAATTCTGGAATTTGCTTCTTCAACTGCATTAATTCGATACTCTTCTTCTTTGATTGCATCTCTTGTTAGCCTTTGTTGTTCTTTAAGAACCTCTGCTTTTTCACTAAGCATTGTTATGCCTAGTAACTGCTCAATAATTGCTCGCTGATCGTTTGCCCGCATACTGAGAAAAGGTTCTGTATATGTGTTAAGTGCAACAATGTGTTTAAACATATCATGACTCATGCTAAACAGTTTTTCTATTTGTGCTTGAGTTTGACGATTTTCACCTTGTGCTTCGTCTTCGTCAACATTCTCTTCATTGACATAGTATTTAAGCACATTAGGCTTTCTACCCCGTTCAATACGGTAACTTGTACCATCTTTAACAAAATCCAGTGTAACCATCATGCTTTTGCCGTTGGTTTTGTTTACTAGATTGTCTTTGCGTATGTTTGTTAATGCGTTTCCGTAGATAGCATAACTGAGTGCATTAATGATAGTGGTCTTACCAGTACCATTTCTACTACCATCTCCGCCCAAGTCTACATTATTTCCTAGTACAAGTGTTAATCCGTCATTAGTAAAACGTACAGCCTGTGTAACGTTGCCAACACTCATAAAGTTTTTTACGGTTAAGTCTTTAATTACTATCATAGGTTATTATATATGTCCACTAGAAGTTTCTTGTCTATCATATCGCTGTCTACAGCATTCAAACTATTATACACTATTTGGTCTACATTTTCAACCTCAATGTCATCGACTACACGCCAGTCCTGTGCATGTTCTTCTTTCTTAGTTGGCATAAGTGTTATTTCTCTTACACCATACTGTTGGCTAAATGTTTCCTTAATAAAGCTAGCTTCTTCATAACTGATTGCAATGTCTAGTGTAGCTCTACAATACGTTTTACTATTGAGTATTGTATCTGGTTCATCTATTAGCCTACTTAAACTTACAGTTCTATAACGTGGACCATCGAAGTTTATATACTCTGGTTCGCCGCCCCACTCTAACACCATCATACCACGATCATCATCCCATGCATCAGCATAGTTGTGTGGGAAAGGTGAACCTAAGTAGTGTACGTTGCCTTTGTTTTGTCTTTTGTGAAAGTGACCAGTAAACACATACTCTGGACCTTGCAAGTGTTCTGCATTTAATTGTCCGTGATCTGGCATTTCTACCATAGCATTCATTTTAAAGTAAGGAAGTTCAAAATGACCAAACATGTATCTACATTTGGTCTTGCTTACTTGTGTCCACTCATCTCCAACTAACCAAGGCACAAGTGCTACTTCATCTTGTACCAGTGTTTTTTCATTTATCAAGTGTACATTCTCAAACAGTTCTGCATAAGGTAAACTGTTATAGTCACGCTTCTCTCTATAATACAAGTCATGATTACCAGTAATCATGTATACTTGCTTGAATGCACGACTGAGCTTTGCTACGTTTTCCACACTATAGTTGAGTGTACTCACATTTACACTGGCACGATGATGGTGCCAATCTCCTAAGAATATGCAAGTTTCACAGTTTTTCTCTTTGGCTTGTTCAACAAACCAATCAACAAAGTCTACACAGTCACGATTGTGTTGTTTGCTATTATTCTTGTTTCCGAAATGTATATCCGTAAAACAAGCCGCACGATTAAAAAATGTCATGGAACTCCGTTCACTCAGTTTAAACTTTAACTTAGTATAGCTTCATAGCTATACCTTGTCAATGCCTAAACGTTGTATCCGTGTTCTTTACGTTCTTTGTCAGCTTTTTCGTCCCATTTGGCTCTTTCTGCCATTTCATGTTCAATTTGGCGTGTCCAACTGGGCATTTGACCTGCTTCTTGCAGTAGGTCATCTCTAATGTTTTGATTACGTTTCTCTAGGTTTAGTACTCTAGTAAAGCTGTTAGTAACTGCGGCAGTATAATAAGCAAATGGATTTTCACTTTTTAGTTCGTTGAACTGCAATCCAATTTGACTTAACTGCAATAGTGCATGACTACGCATTTCATCTACATATGTGTATCCACGCCAGTTACTACGCATACTGTAACGTTCGCAAAGTTTAATATACATCTTTGCTAGATTATTTGTAATTTTACCATGCTGTGTATTAAATTTACCGTTATCTAATCCACCTTCCCAATGACTACGCAAGCATTCTTTAAGTTCTCCGTTCACATAAGCATAATGCTTAAATGGAGGAAAGTTACATTTGCTATGATGATCCGCTACAGTTTTTGGTTTATTTTTTCTACCAGGCTCTAGAGGCACATGGTCAAAGGTCATTAATCTAAACACTAGACTTTTTTCTTCAATTGTGCTTGGGTCAATCTTATAATTTACTTGTTTGGGCTTTTGGCTTTGTTTTCTACTGGTATTATCGTACCATTCCCAATATGCACTTTCATATGCTAGTATGCTTAATTCTTTTGCTCGATTTTCTTTTGCAGTTTGAATAAACTCTGGGTTCTTAATATCTTCAATGTTTTCTACTATTGTATCGAATCTATTGAATTCCTCATCTAAGACATAACAATAGCTTAACTTGCTTTTGTGTATTTCTTTAAGCATGTCTTTGTTGTTTAAATAATTTTGTTTTCTCATTGATAATTCCTTAGTTGAACTTAGTATACACGGTTAACATGTAATTGTCAATAACTACACATATAATTATCCTATAAATACAACTATAGGAGAACCCATATGAGAGTATCGCAGTTAACAGAAGACATCGCAAAAGATATTGCTGTGTTTTACGGTGGCAGATTTCAGCCTATGCATAAAGGTCATCATAAAGTGTATATGGACTTAGTGGAACAGTTTGGTTCCTCTAACGTATTTATCGCTACTACAATAGCCAAGACAGCGACACCAGAAAAGGATCCTTTCAGCTATGAAGAAAAAACAAACATAATGACTGAGATGTTTGGTATACCACAAAAACAAATTGTTAAGACCAGTCCATATAGACCTGATGTGAGTTTAACAGGCAAAGATCCAAACAGTACTGCTATTGTATTGGTATTCAGTGCCAAAGATGCAGGACGTTTAAAAGGTGGTAGTTATCTTAGAGATTATAAACCAGGTGCTGAGTTGGTACCTAGTGATCAAGCAGGATATATACTTGAAGTTCCGATACAAGAAGGTGGCATGAGTGCTACTGATTTTAGAGACGCAATGAAAAGCGAAACACTCAACGACAATCAAAAGATGATGGTGTTTAGAGAATTTTTTGGAACAATTGAACCAAAAGTATTTGCATTTATAAAGGATAAATTAAATGGCAGTACTAGCTAAAAACAGAGCGAGATTAATTTTAAAACCAGGTGCTAGAAGTATATACTTTGGTGGAAATAATATACTAGCTCCACTACAACCTCATCATGGTATTATGTTTCCTAACCAACCAGATATCACATATTCGCAAGCTGTGTCATATTCAGCATATGATTTAACACATACAAATTATACTTTTCAAGCATATAGAAATACTCCTAGTCCGGACATTCAGCTAACTTGTCAGTTTGCTAGTGTAACCGATGATGAAGCTAGATATACATATGCTGTATTACACTTTCTAAGAAGTGTTTCAAAAATGGCTTTTGGTTTAGGACAAGGAAGCCCAGTCCCAGGTACACCGCCTCCTGTATTAGAGTTTAGTGCATTTGGAGATAAACAATTTAAGAACATACCAGTTGTTGTAACACAATTTAGTACAACATATGATAGTAACGTTGATTTAAAAATATTTGATGGAGATACTCAAATTCCTGTGCTTATGAATATGTTTATCGGCATTGCAGTAATGCAAAATCCAACAAGACAAAAAGAAACATTTACAACTGAAAACTTCATAAACGGTTCTGCTTATACACAAGGATTCATTTAATGGTAGAATATTCAAGCACTAGTAACTATGTAATTACAGGGGTTGGAGCAAAAGCATTAGATTTATATGATCCGCCTTTGACATCAGAGACGCTGTCGGACGAAACAGTTTCTTTAGTAATACAAGCTAAATTTAATCGTCGACCAGATTTACTAGCACATCAAATGTATGGATCAGCTAGACTCTGGTGGGTGTTTGCACATTATAATAGAGACACGCTTGTTGATCCTATAATGGATTTTAAATCCGGCACAAGGATTATTGCTCCTAGAAACTTTACTGTTCAAGGAACAAACTAATGGCTAACGTACAATTCTATGAAGATAACATACTCAACGGGTATGACAATTATACATACAATTGGAAAATTATTATGGTGCGTCCAGAAGACGTTGCCAAGTACGATGAAGTTCTCAAAACAAAAAGATTTAAAGTTATTGCTCACAGCGGTGTAGAATCTGAAGTAAACATACAAAGTGTAACACACGAAATGAAGCTGTCATTTAATAAGCAGTTACCTGACAGAGAAGCAGTAGCTAATGTTTTTAGTGCAAATTTAATTGAACCACTGGGCTCTACACTTTATACTAGAATTTATAAAGCCGCTCGAGATTTAAACATTACTAATCATTTAAAAGCCGCTTATTTGCTACAACTTAACTTTCTAGGATATCTTCCTGATGGTACGCCAGTTGAAAAAATTACTCAAACATACAACTATATGTGTACACTTACTGGATTAGATTTTAGCTACAGAGATGGAGCAACACAATACAGAGCTGACTTTATGGAAACTACACAAGATGCTTTTAAAAAGTTAGCTTTGCATCTTAAATCTGAGATTAGTATTACTGCTAGTAATTACGGCGGGTTTTTAGGAGAACTTTCTAGATTAGTTAATGAACAAGAAAAAGAACAAACACTATCTTCCACTGTAAAAAGATTTTGGCACGAATATACACTAACAACAGGTGCTGACGTAGCTGAATGGCAAGAGTGGGCATTTGATACAGGTGCTGGCAATAGTGAAGAAAATCCAGATTTTGCAGGTGTAAGTGTTACAGGAGACGGAACCTTAACGTTTAAGGCAGATCAAGGATCTAGTATAAGTGATCTTATGATTATTGGTTTGATGCACACAACAAAATTTAGAAAACTACCAACAGCGAAAAATGCATTTCATAAAGAAAACCCCAATGATGCAGTTGCACTTAAAGATACATTTGCAGATTTAAGCAAGTGGTTTACTTTTGATACAGATGTAGTATATGATGTGTTTGACGTGTTGAGTAGAGACTATAAAAAGAAGTTTACATATAAGATTGATGGTTTCATTGTTCCTGAACTTGTACATGATAATATATCGTTTATGGATATGTTTGATGATCAAAAATTACAGGAAGATAGATTAGGAAACATTGTTTCCAATGATCTGTTGAAGAAAAGGTTTGACTATACTTTTACTGGACTGAATACAGAAGTTCTCAATTTAGACATTTATCTTAATAATACATACTATACTTTACAAGCACTTAATCAAGGTGAGAGAACAAAGATTGGTCAAACTTTTGCAGGTGAAGGTGGTCCGGACCAAGAGCTAAATCAAATTGAATCCGATAGACAAGGTCTTAGAAATAAAATTACAGAAAATCAGAATAAGATATCGGCACTTAAACAAAAAGTTAAAGCTAACAACGATCAGATTGAAAATTTATCCGGCGCAGAAGGATCTGAAATTCCTGAAGCTGAAAGTGCTATAGGATCTATAGTTGCTGAAAACACTGCCGCTCAAGCTGAGATAGTTGATTTAGAAAGTCAAAACGAAGCACTAGAAGTAGATATTAAAAAACTTGTCCCAGAGCAAGAGAAACTAACACTAGAAAAAGAGGCAGCCGATAGATTAAAACAAGGTGATTTAAATTCTCTAAACTCTGGTGAGAATTATATTAGACAACAAGATATAATTGGACAACCTCGAAATGACAAGTTTAGTAATCCTCATGTGTTTGACATAAGTCATGTAAACAGTAAAGCTACTAATGGCCCAGATGAAGGCGATACTAGTGGAGCTGTATTACTAGGCGCTGTTGAAATTAATTTAAATGCTATGACAGATCTTGCTGTGCAACAAATTGAAATAAGAGGTGATCCGTATTGGCTTGGTAGACCCAAATCTAGACAAGGAAAAAGAACAGGCAAAGGTGCAAATTATACTAGAGGAGGAGTAAGTTATTTTCTTAATCTAAATCTTCCGACGTATCCTGAAGATGATGGACCAGAGACTGGGTCAGGACTAATGAATATACCTGAGGCAAATTTTGCTATTATTGGATTGTATAGAGTACACTCAGTAGTTGCTAGATATTCAGATGGTCAATTTACAATGACACTAGATTCTTTTAGAGATCAAAATACAAATATAGGTAGACTGTGGACTTTTTTAAGCAAAGGTCAAATGCCTACAGGTGACAAACGTACAACAGAGCCACTTAATCTTCCAGAAGGTGAAGACGAATTAGACATAGATACTACACCTCAAGTAGATACTGAAAGTATTGGAGATCCAGTTGATGGCAATGTTGTAACTCCTAATGTTACAGAAAGTCAATCTAATGTAGCAAGCGTAAGAAAATTATCAATAGCAAGTGATTTAAAAGCTATCTTACAAACTGCCGCAAGCCGTACAGGAGTTAATGTTGATGTCAGAAGTGGTGGACAAGACAGTAGTACTGGATTTACAGGAAGTACAAGACACAACAACGGACATGCGGCTGATGTTGCACTTACACTAGCAGACGGCACAAGACTGACAACAACTAATCCACAACATTTACCTATTATTACAAACTTTCTTGCAGAAGCTAAAAAAGCAGGAGCAACTGGCATTGGTGCAGGAAATGGTTATATGGGCAACAATACTTTCCATATAGATAACGCACAACAATACGGACAAGGTAATGCAGGATACTGGGGTGGACAACTCGATGGAGGTACATTTAGATCTCGCAATGCTCCGGGTTGGTTAAGAGATATATTTACAGCATAGGTTAGGATAAAAAAATGAGATACAGTACATCAAATAGCGTAGGCAGAACAGGAGCTCCAAAAGAGTATAACAAAATGGCTGGCGCTGGCGGAATTCCTAAACTCACAGGAATGTTTATTTGTAAAGTAATTGACCTTGTTGATGATCGATACGAAGGATTTATGTATGTAGAAGTTATCGGACAAGGGTATACTGGATCAACTGGCGAAGCAGATAAAAGAAAAGAATTTCATAGAGTAAGACGAGGCAGTCCATACGGTGGTAGCTATCAGTTTACTGGATTTACAAACACATATGGTATGAGTTGTCATCCACCTGCTCCAGGAACTCAAATATTAGTTGCCTTTTGCAATAACAGTGATGTTGGGGTAATGATAAGTGTATTACCAGACACAACAAGAAATGCTGGCGTACCTACTAATCCAGCAACTTATGTTGAAAGTGAACCCGGTTCTGTTGGCCCAACATATGATCCAAGTGTATTACTTCCACAAGTTGACAATAAAAGACCAAGAGCTAATCCTGAAAGTCACAATGTGGGTGAGTCTAGTGAATACAAAGATAATTGTAACACAAACAATGGCGGTGCAGAAGTTGGCGAGCAAGGGATAGGTATAGATAGTCTCAGAGGACTTAGTAGCAGTAGTCAAAGAAGAGAAAGCCCTACACAAGTATTTGGTTTTAATACACCTGGCGGGCATCATTTTGTTATGGATGATGGTACAAAAGAATTAAGTGATACATGCTTAACTCCTGACAAAGCAAGACAAAAAGGGTTGAGTAACCTATGTCGCTGGCGCAGTGCAGGAGGTGCTCAAATATTAATGCATGACGGCACTGGAATGATTTATATTATAAATCAAAACGGAAGTAGCTGGATACAGATGAGTTCCGATGGAAAAATTGATGTCTATGGCAGTGGCGATATTAGTATGCACACAGAAAATGACTTCAACTTATATTGCGGCGGCGCCTTTAATTTAGATGCTGATAGTATTAATATGAAAGCAAGAGAAAAAGACGGAATAACTGTAGAAGCCACTTTGGGAGAATTTAATTTACATTGTAACAAAGATTTAAAGTTGACAAGTGATTTAAACGGACATATTAAGTGCGAAGGCTTCCACAGAACAACTGCATCACTAATAGATTTGAACGGCCCAGCGGCAACACCAGCTACAAAAACTGTTACACTTAACAGGACTGAAAATACAACTATTAAAGAGAGTATTAATACTAGAGTACCAGAAGCTGAACCGTGGGGAGGTCACACCGAAGAACAAGAGATATTACCACAACCTGCAAGTCCAAATACAGACTTGACTGCAACAGATATAGATGTAAGCAACTTAGGGCAAGATCAATGTACAGGTCCAGTGCCAGATGATGTAAGTGGATTAATAGGTACATTGCCCAGCGGTGAAGAAAAAACATCAAATCCTAGAAAAGGATTATCAGCTAAAAATAACCTAGGTAACCTAGATCCTAATTTAGTAGCCGCAGGATTTAATAGTAGTAATATAGCATATAAAAAAGGTGGCCCAGGAAAAGGAGGATATGTGAGAACAGATCGTCCGGGATGGTACAAAGATGATGCTCCGGTCACATATTTGTCAACAGATCCTATAAAAAGACCTGGTGGTGCTCAATGACCGAAACTACAGTTATTAGAAAACTTCAAACAGTATGGAGTGACTTTACTGTAAAAGACGAAAGTTTGTACTCTACACAACTTGAGTTGTCTACGACAATTGCCAGTGAAAGTCTAAAAGACCTTTGTTTAAACTTCTTTGGTAATTATAGCGGATTCAACGGTACTGCTTACGGTGAAGGATTTTTTGATCTAGGATTAACTGAGCAAGAATCATATGATTATTGGCAAAAGATATTCAATGAGCAACAAGCTCTTGCTAAAAAGCAATTAATTAATGCAGGCATAACAACTATACCTCAAAGTGTATATGATGGACTAATATTGTTACATTGGGTTACTAAGAGAGTGTTAACTGTTATAAACAAAGATGTAACTTATGATCTAACAGATCCTTTACTACAACAAAAGTATGATATAGTAGCAGATATGATATTCAACAGTAGTGACAATAAAGCTCTTTGTAGAATTGGTGCTACTGTATTGCGACTAGCTGACTACGGAAGACCAAAGTCTCGCACTTGGCAACGTAGTAATGGTGTATTCAAACTCAGAGACTTTAATGAAAAAGGCATACTAACTACAGACCAGCTAAAAAGAGCTAGATTTAGTTATTATGCTGAAACTTTAAATTTTCTACCTTTTACACCAGAAGGACTACAAAGACAAATTGTAAAAGAATATGAAACTTCGTTGGTAGTACAAAACTTTACATTTAGTGGCACTAATACATTTACTTTGGAAAGAGCGCCTGCGATGACGCCACAAGAAAAAATTAAAGTATTCATAAATGACGCTGTACAACAACACTTTTATGATTTTACAGTAGACGGGTTTACACTAACAATTAGTAAAGCTATGAATACAGGCGATATTGTTAGAACAATCATTAAAATATAATAAACTGGGCAGTTAATTTTACCATAAATAATAGTATGGTGACCTACATTGGATATAGCACAATAGATAGTATTAGTGGAAGCAAGACGCTGACAGACTCAGATATTGCAAAACGTGATTTATTGAATCACTTTTATACTCGGCGTGGAGAAAGAGTACAAAATCCTTTATTTGGTAGTATATTACCGGATCTAGTTTTTGAACCTTTAGACGAATCCACTATCAGAGAAGCTACCGAAGATGTCGACAGAATTGTTAATAATGATCCTAGATGGAATGTATTAGAAACATTGGTTACTAAGCCAGATGATCATACATTAAATATTAAGGTTAGGATGGCATACATGTCTTCAGGTACAGCAGAAGAACTGTTTTTAACATTTACAGGTGAGGAATAATGGCACAAGGCGCACGACAGAGTAGTTTGTTTGCCGCGGAAGATTTTACCGTAGCATATGAAAGTTTTGCACAAGCAAACTTACAAGCATATGATTTTGAAACTATACGAAATGCTATGGTTGAATATATTAGAACAAACTATCCAGAAAACTTTAACGACTACATTAACAGTAGTGAATTTATAGCACTCATTGAATTGATTGCATTTTTAGGACACAACTTAGCATTTAGAGCAGATCTAGGACAAAGAGAAAACTATCTTAGTACAGCAGATCGTAGACAAAGTGCTTTGCGTATTGCTGAATTTTTAGGATATACTCCAACTAGAAATGTCGTGGCTAGTGGATATTTAAAAATTGATAGTATTAGTACCAAAGAGGATATCTTTGATGCATCTGGTAACTCACTGCGAGATGTAAAAGTACAATTTGAAGATATAACAGATCCTTCCAGTTATCAAAATTTTCTTACTATTATGAATTCAGTATTACAAAGTAGTAGTCAATTTGGATCACCTTTTTCGAGTTTTGTACAAGGTAACGTACAGAATGACATATACAGAACTAACAGTACAAATAACAAAGCTGTTAGAGAATTTAATGGTAGAATAAACGGAGCCAGTAGTACATTTAGTTTGCACAGTGTAGGACTTGACAGCTTAACAAATTCATTGCAAGAAAAAGAACCTGATCCATATGGAAAGATCGATATACTATACAAAAACGATAACAGTGGATTTGGCAGTGCAAACACAGGATTTTTTATGGGATTTAAACAAGGAAGTTTGTTATACAAAGATTTTAATATAACAAACGGTCTTCCTAACCTAGTGTTAGATATCAATAGTGATAATATAGCAAATGGAAATGTTTGGGTTCAATCAATAAACAGTGCTGGACAAGTTCAGAAGAAGTGGACTAGAGTTGATAGATTATTTGGTTCAAGTACAATTTTTAATGCTAGACAAAATAAAATTAGAGACATATACAGCATTAGTAGCAGAGAAAATGATCAAATTAGTGTTGTATTTTCAGACGGAAACTTTGGTAACATTCCACGTGGAATTATCAGGGTATGGTATAGAACTGGAGCCAATTTATCATATACACTAACACCAGACAATTTTTCAAGTGTTAACTTTGCTTTTGATTATACCGGCAGAGATGGTAACATACACACAGCTAGTGTTAGAGCAAGTTTAAAAAGTATAGTTACCAATGCAAGTGCAAAAGAAAGTGTAGCCAGTATTAAAGCTAATGCTCCAAGATATTTTGCAACACAAGACAGATTAGTCACAGCTGAAGATTATGCAATTGGTGCGTTAACAGCTAGTGGTAATGTTAGAAAGATTAAAAGTGTTAATAGAGTTCACAGCGGACACAGTAGATTTAGAGACTTGTACGATCCAACAGCAACTTATACAGATGCTACACAGTACAGTGATGATGTATACATGTATCAAAACAATGTAACTGATAGAAGTTTAGTTTCATTGCCTAATAATTTAACAGGTCGTCAAATCTTTAACAAGTATCTAAAGCCTATGCTGTCTAATCCAGAATTGTTTAATTTTTATTACAGTAGACAAGGCTATTCAAGTTCAACACATAATGCATTCCAAGATTTTAATGATACAACTGTAGGGATAACTGTTCTTAATAGTACACAAACTGATGAAACAAATGTGTTTAGATTCAATCAAATTACTAAAGGAAGTAATGGTTGTAGTGGTTATATAACACAAAATAGTATTGTACAACGTATGGGACTAATGGCTACAAACAGTTTAAAGAAAGCTGATATCAACGGGTTAGTTGAATTTATTCAAAGCCCATATAAGATGGGATATATTGCTACTATAGCTGTGGTTGATGGCGGCAGTGGATACACCAGTACACCAACTGTTACTGTTACAGGCGCAGGCTCTGGCGCAACTGCAAGTTGTACAATAGCAAATGGTCAAGTAACAAGTGTCGCAGTTCTTACTAGCGGTGCAAACTATAATCAATCGACAAATGTTGCAATAAGCGGCGGCGGCGGAAATGGCGCAGTTGTTAAAGCTAGTGTTACTGATGCTAAAACCCAATGGGTTAAAGTTGATAAACTTTATAAAGGCGGCATCGGAGACGATGATGTAAATGGTACACCTACTGGCATTGACAATACTGGTAAAGGTGCTATAGTATTAGGATCCGTTGTAGCAGATAAAAGTAGAATTAGAAGAATTGTTCCAAGAATTAGTACAGATTTAGATGAAGTAACACTTGAAAGTGTTATTGCAAAAATAGATGCTAAACTTACATTTGGACTTCGTTATAATGCGGCGGCACAAAAATGGATTGTAATCAATGGTGCAAATTTACCTGTAAACAGTATCACACTAAATGATGCAAGTCAATGGAATAGACAGTACGAAGGAGACGGTTCGAGTACTGGAATAGATAATAGTTGGTTGATAAGATTTAATCATACTGCAACCAGTTGGGAGATGCTACAAAGAAAAACTCAATATGTGTTTGGTAGCCCTGACAAGTTGAAGTTTACAAATTTAAACTTCAATGCTTCGTTTAGTAGCGAAACATTAAAACCTCTCAGAGACAATCTCAAAGTATTAAAGATTAATCCAAAAAGTTCTATAGATTCAAATCCATTGGGAACAGATTACAAGTTTAATGCTTTTGGATATTTCACATACACAGATGGATATACAGATCCTCACAATATTAGAATGAGCATTGCTGATCCAGACAACGATGGATATCCTAATAATCCGGAAGCATTTAATATTATAGTTGGATCTGAGACTATTAAACTAGGAACAAAAACTGTTCAAGGTTATGATTATTCTATTGTAGATAACACAAACGGAACAACTGTTGTATCAGGTATTTCAAATTTACACTGCCAATATGATAGAATAGCTGATTTAAATCAACTAATTGATCCTGCGACTACAAATATAATTGATACATATGTACTCACTGGTAGCTACAACACATTGTTTAGAAATTGGGCATTGTATGATGGAAGAGCTGAGACACAACCCAATCAACCTTCAATTAGTGAATTAACAGACTTGTTCGATGGATTAAACAGCAAAAAGTCAATCAGTGATCAAGTGATATACAGACCAGTAAAATATAAACTATTGTTTGGCGACATAGCAAGCGGAGACTTGCAAGCTAAATTTAATGTAACTAAAACTTCCAACAGTACACTTACCGATACTGAAATTAAACAACGTGTGATAGCACTAATTACAACTTATTTTAATATTGATAACTGGGACTTTGGAGAAGACTTTTACTTTACTGAAATGGCGGCATTCATTCATAATAATATGATTGGAGAGATTAGTCAAATTACTATTGAAAGTGTTGCTGACCCTTCCAATGCAATCAAACTATTTGAGATATCCAGCGCCAGTGATGAATTATTTTTGCCAGTAGTAAAAAGCAGTAATATATCTGTAACTAGAAGTCAAATAGGAAACTTAACAACTATTGGAGAAAACTCCACTGGTAATACAAGTTCAGGCGCTACAAGCGGAAGCAGTAGTTCCAGCAGTGGAGGCGGAGGCTACTAATGAACGAACGCACATCAAAACCAATAATTGCTCCTAAGATAACAAGACCTGGAGAAAGCCTTGAACATAAAGGTAGCAGACGTGTAACAGAATTATTGCCTGACATTTTACAAACAACAGTAAACAAACAATTCTTTGATAGTACACTAGAGCAACTTATGTCAAGTGGTAGTCTCGAACCTATTAAATATTTTGTTGGCAACTCAGTAAGTACCACTACGTTCTCTCCTAGTATTGATGACAACTATCTACAAGACGGAAGAGATATTGATCCATATCAATTACAGCCAGGTATGGTTGCAAAAAACAATGACTCCACTATAAATGAAACTTTAGTATACGATGACTTGATTCGTAGTTTAAAGTATAATGAAGTTGCTACAAACAATCACAATAAAGTTTTAAACGAAACAGGATACACACTTGATATTCCAATTAACTATGATATGTTTTTAAATTATCATAGGTACTATTGGGTAGTTGATGTACTACCTGTGTTAGAACTTGCGGCTCATGCCCCTTTTACCAATTGGAATGTAGAAGAACTATTGGGAGAAACAGCTTACACAACTCGTGCTTTGACTAACGGTAAAACACTAACATTAGAAAATGGCATGCGTATTAGATTTAGCCCAACTGATGTAGCTAGATTTACGCAATTCAATTCAGGCAATACAACATTTACATCTAATGTTCAAAATGCAGGCACAGTGAAAATATATGTTAACAATGTGTTAACAACTAGTGGCTGGACATATGATGGGCCTTCGGGTGTATTAACATTTACTTCTGCTCCCGCAGTTAATTCAGAGATAGAGATACATTCTTATTATACCAGCGTAACTACTTTAGAACATGATGCTATCTATATTGTTGACGGAGTTGGCGAACCTACTGGTATAACACTTACAAAACAATTTGAACCGGGACAGTTCGAAGGACAGCAAGGTAAACGTACTTGGTTAAACGTAACAACTTATAGTGCTCAAGAGCCCGGCGAATTTGACGCAGACACAATGAGTTTTGATTTTAGAGGATTTGATCTCAGAGAACATAGAATGACAACTAGAGATTATTCTGTAGAGCAAAGACAATCACAAGATAAAAGTGCATGGAGTCGAAGTAATTTATGGGTACATGAATCTACTATCCAGACAGTATTAACACATTTAGATATAACTAATGATGTTTACACACTTGAAAAATACAAAGCAACACGACCTATTATAGAATTCAAAGCAAATATTGAAAAAAGTGACTTTGGTAAAACACATATTGTCAATGTTGAACACAGTTTAGAATCAACTAATGATCCTGGAATAGAAATAGTTGGACAAACAAGTTACAGTGTAATGCTAAACGGATTCACTACTGAGTGGTTTTCAGCCAAAGGTTATGACAGAGGCGACAAAGTAAAACTAACTAGAGGACAAGCTCCAAATCAAATTATTACCTATTACGAATGTGTGCAAGCTCACGGCGACCCAGCAGATCCTAGTTTAGGATCTAATGCAGATTTATGGGAAAGAGTTATTCCTATAGAAGTTGAAGACGAAGATTTAATAATATTCTTTGGAAGTTCAAATGCTACATACAATAACAAAATTTGGAAAATCGGCGGCGTTGGCACAAGTATAACTTTAACTGAAACTTATAACTTTGATGGAAGCAACAGTGCAACGCAAATTAACAACGATGATAAAATTGTTGTTCTCAACGGATTTAATACACTAGATACTACTCACTTGGGTGATATTTCCAAGTCAAACATTGATGCTCCTATAAGTGGATCTGAATTGTATTGGGATGGTAGTAAATGGAAATACGGACAGCAAAAACAACATAGAAGTCAAAGTTTTAAAGCAAACTTATATGATGCTGATTTAGAATACATGGACAACTCCACAAAATATCCTAACAGTGATTTCTTTGGTGCTACTATATTTGATTTTGTACACAGCGAAACAGGTCAATTTGATGATCCGCTAGGGTTCAAACCAGAGTATGTAGACTATGGTAATAATCCAGGATTAAATTTTAAAATGGATCTGTTAACTAAACGTTTTACTTGGATTAAACAAAGCATAAATGAAAGTAAAAGTAATCAAATTGAAATAGACGGATATTACTACTATAGATATTTGGACACAGATAGATATCACAACGGCTGGTCTCCTATTAGGAATGGTCAGGTAGTTAGAAAACAATTAAGAAAAGCAGTTACTGATTCAACAGTTCCACTTAGAGTTGATGTTGGACATGCAAACTTTGTTGGAGATAGATGCTACAGCTTTGTAAAAGTAGCCTCTGCTTCGTTCCAGCAGGCTGGTAGCAGTCTAAGTGTATACAGTCAACCAGAAGCTGACGTTAATTTAGGAAGAGTCAATTTAATTGGTGGCAAACTACCAACATTGTTCTTCTATCACAACAACACTTATCAAATAAACACACTTTTCCCACAAGCTGAAATAGAATTTGTGAACATGGATGGTACCGCAACTAGTGCTGTCAGTAGGACAGCTGGTGTAGGTAATAGTTTTAATCTATCTATTGCAACACCTACTGAAAATAGTATAAAGTACAGAATGGTTGCTGATCCTACGATTGCTGGTGTAATATACTTGAGTAATAACCCAAGCGAAACTAGTGTTAATGTTCGTAAAAACGGAGAACCGTTTACAAATTATAGTCATACAGGTAATGTTATTAGTATAACAAGCGGACTTAAAAATGACGATGTGTACGATTTTGATTTTTATACAGATAGAGAATATGCCAGTGAAGGTGAAGGAGACCATCAGGTTGCTTCAACACAGTTCAATAACCCACAAAATAAAGACTTTGGAAAACTAAGTTTTGGAGATATGGTTGAACATATCAGACTAACACTAACAGCTAATCCACTACTAACTGGAGATTGGTTTGGTGTAAACAACTACAGAAATATTCCACATGTTCATAACTTTGCAGGAGCTATTAGACAGCAACCTTATTCAACAGAACTATTGAATCAACTATTGGTTGATAATAATACAAATCCGTATAGTGCGTTACAGTTTAATAGTGCAAGCTACCAACAGTTTCTTGACAAATTTAAACTAAAACTTGTACAGCTACACAAAGATATGGAAATAAGTCAACCTGTTTGGTTACTAGTTGACAAAGCATTAGAAGCCTTGCATTTAGGTAAAAATAAATCTAGTGCATTTTCTAATAGTGAAATGTTAATGTACAGAGATTATAAAGAAATCACACACGATGTAAGCAATGCTACCAATGTTTATAATTTACCTGAAGAAATAAACACCTATAGTGATACACAAAATCATATCCAAGTTTGGCTCAGAGACGTAGACATAGCTGGCGACTATAGATGGAGAGCATTAACAGCTTGGGCAGATTATACAATTGAAGAAGGCACTCGTGTAAAACTTATAACTGGTGTTAATTATTATAATCAGGTTGCTCAGTTACATGTTAGATGGTATAAAAGAGGTAGTAATAGTTTTGTTCCTCCTAGTGCAGTTAAACTAGGATTAATTAAACCATTTGTTCCAGAGCTTAGAAGCGACTATAGTAAAGATAGTACAGGTCAAACTACTGATAGAGTTATTATAGGACATGATGGTAATGTTCATGTACGCAACGGAACAGAACTGTTTAATAGAACTCTAGTAGGATTTGATCCAATAGATGCAGGTTTATGGGATTTGGAACTTAGAATCTATAATAACTTACATGTTGACTTGGACAAAACACTTAATCAAAATGCATATAGACCTAATGCACACAGACCAGCAGTTTATACTTGGAAAGAGTATAACGATACAATACGAAGTGAGTTTAACAAATACAAAACTAAAAATAACATCACAGAGTTAAACAGCGACACATACTATGATGGCAGTGACAAGTTTACTTGGAACTATAGTAGTGTAGGTCCTGGCATTGGCGGCTGGAGAGGGTTGTATCATTATTATTTCAATACAGATAGACCGCATACACATCCTTGGGAGATGTTAGGGTATAACAAAAGACCAACATGGTGGGATACACATTACAGTTGGACAGATGCACCAAAACGTGCGGCACTATTGTTGGCACTAAAGCACGGACATGTAAATGATCCTGATGAACCAGCTGAATATGATATTAATTATAGCTATATAAATTATACTTGGCAAACTTCTACACTTGTAACACTTACAGCAAACTTGAACGATCCGGTAGCATCTGGTATAGTACCTAACCCGGCAATAGAAGATAGACAAAAAGACTTTGTATTTGGCGACTGGGGTCCTGTAGAAAACGAATGGCGCAGAACTAGTGAATGTAAACTTGCAAACAGTTTGGCTTTTATGAGAACTAGACCCTTGGTTGCAATGAACAATTACTTTAGAACTGTACAGAGAAAAACCAATACTAATGCAAAGTATGATAGTCCTCAAATAGTAAATGCAAATGTTAATAAGTTAACATGCTGGAAAGACACAGATATTAGCGGATCTGCCGTTATTGGTAACATTATCGAAAGTGTTAATATACTAAACCCAGGCAGTGGTTATAGTGGACCGCCTGCTATAGACATTAATGATAACTTTGGCATTAACGGGTCAATAAGATTGTTTGTAGAAAATGGCGAAATAATAAGTGCAAGAGTAATGAATCAAGGTAGCCAATATTACAATAAGCCAAGCATTACTCTTTCCAATGGGACAGGAAAACTTGAAGCTATTCTTAGTGGACAAGCAACTCACTATTACAATGGATTGAATAATAGTATTATAGACTTTGGTAAAACTTATGGCACCAATGCAGATGTACTCAGTGTTAGATTACGCAATACAAGTTTCCAGCCTATAATAAAAGCAGGCGGATACGTTAACAAAAACAATCAGTTTATCTTAGAAAGTAGTCAAGCTAAAGGTAAAGTTTTTATACCAGAAGAAAATGTGTCAACTTTGCTTTACACAGGTAAACCAGATGTTGAATACTTCTTTGGCGGAATTAAAATTGATAAAGTGGATAGAGGATATAAAGTATCGGGCTATGACAACAGTTTAGAATATTTTAACTATAATAAACCAAACAAAGCCAGTAATGCTATACTAGTTGAAGATGCCGCAAGTGAAAATATTTTTAGATATTCAGAATACGACACTAATGTTACTAAAATGGACTATAACACAGTTCTAACAACAAAACAAGATGTTTATGACTTTATACAAGGATATGGACATTATCTCAATCAACAAGGATTTACTCAACAGTGGAGATCTAGTGCTAATAATTTTATTATTTGGGCAGTTGGTTCAAGTGATATTACACTAAAAGTTATTCCTGATCCTAGTAAAGTTACAGTATCGGATGGAGTAGACGGATACTTTGATAACATCGACAAAAAATATGATGGACTTTATAATATTATAGATGCTAACGGAAATCAGCTTCCTGCGAATAGTCTTCTAATAGACAGAAAAAGTATGGAAACAGACAGTGAAACAGTGTTCCAAGTTAAAGACGCTGATACTGCACTTTACGGTATCAGACTTTATAAAGTTCAACTAGAACATATATTTGTATTGGACGAAATAACAAACTTTGATGATGTTGTGTATGACCAAACTATAGCTCAAAAACACGATAGAATAATTTGGAGAGGTAGCAGAACTAAAGACTGGAATGGTAAATTATATTCACCAGGTTATATTGTTAATGATAATACAGTTATACCAAACTATGATACAGTTGCTAGAGAGGTAGATCAATATTATGGAAGAACTAATACACTAAGCAACAAACAAACAAGCGATATTGCTAGATTCAATATAGGTTATAACAAGCCTACATGGAGTGAAAACTTAGATTTAGATGATGACACACTATTTGAATTTACAAAAGGTAGTTATAATTATAAAGGCACACAACATGCATTAAAAGCATTTATGCGTAATCAAGAATTGTTTGACGGCGAAGCAAGTGCAGAGCTACTAGAGCAATGGGCGATTAGAACTGCTGACTTTGGAGATCTAAGACGCAGAGACAATTTAGAATTTCAAATTCCAAAAGACTTACTAACTACAAATCCTCAACCTGTTAGATTTACTACAGGGTATAAGCACGATGTACTAAGTGACTTGATTATTGACATAGGTTCAACTAGTCCTCTATTGATACACGATAGCGAGGACAATCAATTTGTTACTAGAGATGTAAACACATATAAGAAAACAGCAGACGAAAGATACTCTAATGACTTAACTACTGCTGGTTTACCTTTGCTGACAGAAACTGACTATAGAGTAATCAATAAGGATGACTTTGAAGTATTTCCAGATGAAGTTAAAATTGTATACGATCACAGTGGTGATTGGAGAGATATCAATCAGTGGGATCCAAAACTTAGCTATAAATTTAATGACCAAGTATTATACAAAGGTAAAACTTGGACAATGCTTGATCCAGATGGCAGTAGTGGACTAACAACTGCAAATAATCCTATTGAGATACACGGAGAAATAGTATTGCCTGTTGTACCTAGTAGTGGTCAAACATTAATAGTTGATGGTAACACAATAACACTAAACAAAAGTGCTACAAGTGAAACTTTAAATGCAATTACAGTTACAGCTACTAACGATATTAAGAGTAGCAATGTAGTTGCTGATGGTAGTACTCTCATATTAGGTCAAACTAGTGCTACAACTACTTCTGTAATTTTTAATAACAGTGTTACAACAACTACTTTTAAAGACATTGAAAAAATAGGTAATGTTATTAACCCAACAATCACAGGCGATCCTAGTGCTACATTGATTATTGATGGTCAAACTGTAACATTCGCTGATTCGGGAACTCCTGTAACTAATAACATTACATCTCAGCAAGCATTTGAAAATGCTTTTAACACAAGCTGGATTCAAAATCAAAGTACTATTTCATCTACAGCAACAATTAGATGTACTAGAATAGAAGCATTACGTTCAGCATATATCACACAGTTTAGCCAATCTGCTTGGAACAGCTGGATCCAAACATACTTTGCAAATAATGCTGGAATTAATATAAGTCACTTGGTCGCACTAGTTACTCTAGGAGGCAGTACACAAACAGCGGCACAGTTTATGTTAGATCAAGATTTGACTTTGATTAACAATATTAGAGGAACATCTTATCTCGGAACAACTGTTGGCGATGGTAGTGTTGTTGTTAGTCCTGCAGATATAACTGCAACACAAGGTGCTCTTAATAATGGAACTTATACAGCTGACATTGCAGTTTATTTACAAACGTCTCTAGGAACTACAACTGCATTCACCAACACTACAGTTGTTAAACAAATTACAACTACAGGCTTGTTGACCTATGCACTCAGTGATATTGTACAAGAAATTAATGATGCAGGTATTCCAAACGTTACTGCTAGTGCAACCAGTAGCAGTCAACTTAAACTTACTAAAACAACAAACGATCCATCATCATCATTTACATTACAAATTAGCGTTGGTACACAAAATGCAAATGTTGGTTTTAGTACAGCGGTAGAAACTAAAACTTCGGGTAGTGAGAGTATAACCTCAACACCTCCTCTAACTCAACAACAAGTGATTGATCAAATTAACCAAGCAGGTATTAGTGGTATAAGTGCTCAAGCTGGCGCAAACAATAATAATCTGTTACAAATTAACTGTGTTCTTTCAAGTTTGTTTATTGGCTCAGGAACAGCTAATAGTGCAATTGGAATGCCAACTGGATTGGTGCCAGCTACAAAAACTGTCACTACTAGTACTGTAGGACTTAATCTAACTGACATTGTTGAAAAGGCAAACGCCGCAAATATCTCTGGTGTTACTTTTACAAATCAGCAGAATAAACTTTACATAACCAGTATTAATAGTATACTAACTATTGGTGCAGGAACAGCAAACGCAACAATAGGTCTAACCGCACAGACATTTAGTGCAACACAATCAGGTATTAGTAATGTGTTTAATGCTATAGCGGGCAGTGACGGAAATCCTATGTTTAGAGACGTCACAAACGATCCTAATGTGTTTAACATATGGGTTGCAGATGACAGTGAATTTGGATCATTTAATAAAGGTTACGAAGTTTATCAAACAATGGATTTTGGAATGTATACTGATGATATTTGTTCTGGAATCGAAAGTGCCGACGAAGCACAAATAGATATAGTAAGACAAAGCGGAGATATACAAGCTCATAACTTTGTTGTAGGTGATTATGTATTAATTAGAGGCAGTGATAGTGTACCTAGTATTGATGGAATACATCAAGTTACTAAAGTTGATACAAATAATCAAGCACGTTTTTATATAGATGAGTTCATTGAAACAAACGGGTCTGTTGGAAACATTTATCCTTTAAGAAAGATGCGTTTTGGTACATATGCAGAATTAGAAGCAGATAGACAAACAAGATTACTAAAAGGCGTTGAAGATCCAAATGGTGTATACAAGTATAATTTTGCTGATGTTAGACAAACAAATGCACTTAATTCAATTTATGCTTTCGTAGATGATGATGGAACAGAAACAAGTGCAGTGTATGCATGGGAAGGTTCTTGGAACGATACAAACGGTCATATAGGTCAATGGAAGCAAGTTAGAACTGGTATTAGACAGGCAAGAAATGATATAGTTGCAAACGTTAAGATTTATGATGCTGAAAAACAAACAACACTTACTAATATAGAAGTTTTTGATCCAGCTAAAGGTATTATATTTGGTTTTGTTGATAACGAAATCGATTATAAAAACAATACTGATTTGGCAAACTACAACTTCAATACATTAGACGGTGCAGTAGAAAATGTAAACAGTTGGGGAAGAGATTTCTTAGGAAAACGTTGGTGGAATACCAGTACCGCAGTTTACTTGGACTACGAACAAAGCACAATCGATTACCAGCAAAACAACTGGGGTAAACTGTTTGACGGTGCAAGCATAGACATATATGAATGGACAGCAAGTCCTGTACTTCCTGAACAATGGGAAAATATAGTAATTGCAAAAACTATAATAGATGGACAAGAAGCTAGTGGTGAAGCATTATCCAATGTAATCAATGGACAAACAATTTATAACTGGACTGAAGAATCATACTATAATGAAAGAAAGAAACAGTCTGAAACAATTTACTATTTCTGGGTAAAAAACAAAACTACTTCTCCTAGAAACAGAAACTATAACACATTGCAAATTAGTTTGATATTACAAAATCCAGACAGCTTTAATATTACATGGGCCGCACAAGCTGGAGAAAATGCTTACTTGTTTTCAAATATAGAAAACTTTATATCTGATAACACAGTTATACAACTTAATGGTGGTAGATCCTTTAAACAATTCCAAAGCCTGAGAAAAGGACTTGCAATGCAAGATTGGATAATGTTAGCTGAAAACGATCCCAACGTTACTATTCCAGAATATTTACATATTAAGATAAGGGATAGTTTAGCAGGCTTCAATGCATTTAGTATTGATAAACCTTTTACAACTTGGAGTAGTGCGACTGTGTATGCCGACAATGAAGTAGTTAAAGAAGGTGCAAATTACTACATAAGTCTAACAGCTAACAATCAAAATGAACAACCAAGCAACGACACAGACATGACTCATTGGAGTAGGATTTACGATTATAGTTTGGTTGAAAAAACTGAAGCAGATGATATAAGAATTTGGAGAGGACAACCTGTTCCAGATCTAAAATTACACAAGTTTGCTAGATATGGATTTTTAACTAGACCTAGACAAAGTTTGTATAGAAATGTAAAAGACGCTAGACAAAACTTCGTTCATAGTGTAAACTCTTTATTAAGTGAAGTTAACGTTGTTGATGAGATTAACACCTGGAAATCTGCATTCCAAGAAACATTTGTTGAAGGCTCAGTTACATATCATGTAGAAGATTATGTAAATTTAGTTGATTGGCATTTAGTTGAAAAAGATACTGACGGTAATGTGACATATAGGTTTAATCCTAATACAGTAGCTGACTTGGTATACAACACCAAAGCAGAGTATATAGCCGCAGGAGAACCTGAAGCTGACGGAACTTATGTATTAATTAAAGGGTCAAGTCCGGGTGCAGATATAAACAGAGAAGAAATGTATCACTATATAGATGGCACAGATAAACTTGTTTATAAAGAAAAAGCAACGGTAGAACTTAGTGAAGAAATGTGGAATCAAGCCAAGTTTGGCAACGGATTTGATGCTATTGGTTATGATGTAAATCCATACGATTCATGTAGTGACAATGTAATTGCTAGAGTTATGGATATAATCAGAACAAAAATATTTACTGGTAGACATCATGTTAAGTACAACAAGCTATGGTTTAAAATGTTGTTTACAGCTATAACACAAAATACAGCAGATGACTTTGCATTTAAAACTACACATACTCATTTGGGAGTAAAACGTCCGTTGTTGTTGAATAAAAATAAATTTCAAACATACGATATAGAAAAAGTAGAAAATTTTGTTAACAATATTAAACCGTTCCATACAAAATTACTGAGCAGTATGGAAAGCAATACACACAGCGAAGCTACAAATATTGAAATAGAGGATATTACTCGTAATAATATTATAACTATGAAATATGAAGATCATAGTACAAGAACGTGGGACGGAGACGAAGTACTAACCGGAGGCGACTTCACTAGCACACTTACAAACGTAGATAGTTCATTGTTTACAACACAACAAGCTGATTTAGAATTTGAATATAACGGTAATGTGTTTGTACAGCCAGTACTAGAAGGCTGGGGCGAAGAGCTTATGCCTGTAGATTATACAGAGAATATTAGTATACTAGTACAAACTAATGTTAGCGGTAGTGGATTTACAGCGGATAGTAGAGCATTTAGAATGAACATATATCAGCCCGCTGACATACATCAAAGCACAGTTATAGTAGATGCAAATAAAACTTTCTTAGCAACAAATTGTACTGTTTTTGATACTGAACTTGACTTAAACACTGTTACTGGAATGCCAGCAAGTGGATTTGTTTGGATTGAAAATGAAAGAGTAGAGTATGGTGCAATAGACGGAAACGTACTAAAGTTTTGCACAAGAGGCACAAAAGGAACATCAGCACTGGCACATTCTACTGGCGCAGTCGTTGAAGCTGAAGAAGTGATACCAACAGTAGAAAAATTCTCACACTACGGCGACGGCTTGCGTTTAGCATACAACGATAGTGGTGTAAGTCTTGCTTCGGCAGGAACTACGCCTGAACATGCATTCATTAGAAATGCAGGCGCAGGAACGATATAAATACATTATAATGGAAAGAGCAATGAGTCTAGATAATTTAAATGATACATCACTGATAGGAATTGAGGGACATATTAAGATATGGGATCCTGAATCAGGTGAAGTTCTGGTTAAAAGAAGAAATGCAATTAATTATGAAAACATGAGTATTGCAATAGCTAGTTTACTAGCAAATGAAACAGGTAGTACAGGTACTCACCAAGTTGCTACAATGCGATTTGGAAACGGCGGTACAACTATCGATGGTGCAGGAACAGTAACTTATAAAGCTACAAATACAAATACTGCTAGTGCCGCACTATACAATCAAACATTTAGTCAAGCAGTTGACGAAGCAGTAACAGGTAGTGCAGAGAACGGAACAGAAATTGCTCATACAAGTCCAAATACATTTAGTGATGTTGTTATTACTTGTACACTAGACTATGGTAGTGTAACTGGACAAGACCTACTAGATACTGCTACTAATATGGACGGAACATATGTGTTTGACGAATTAGCAGTTTATAGTGGCAACAACGATTTGTTGACACATGTTGTATTTCATCCTGTACAAAAAAGTGCAAATAGAAAAATACAAGTAATTTACACATTAAGAATTAGATCAAGTTTTGCAGACTTGTAAAGGGAAAAGACATGCCGTATACAATAGATTATAGCCAAAGTAGTAAAACAGCAATAGTTGTAAATGATGGAACAATTGATACCAGTACTAGCATTGGGCTAATTGGTAAAAACTACACACGTTTTGGGGAAACACTGAACGAAAATATGTTGCATCTATTAGAAAATTTTGCTAATAGCAGTGCTCCTAGCAATCCAACTGAAGGTCAACTTTGGTACGACACAGCAAACAGCCAACTTAAAATATACGATAACGGTGTTTGGAGTGTAATTTTAAGTGGTGCTGGTACAACCAAAATTGAATTTCGAAACAGGAAAGATACAGGCGGCAACTTTCATAAAACGATAGAACATATTGTAGATTCAAATATTGTAACAATTATGACAGATGATACTGTAGCTTGGACACCTCATGTAGATGAAAAACTAGAAGATGGTGTAACGGCATTAAGCACACAGTTTCCTACTATACAAGCTGGCACAACAATGAACAACACAACACATTACAAATTTAGAGGTACAGCAACCAGTGCAGAATATGCTGACCTTGCAGAACGTTATGAGGCAGATGCTGTGTATACTGAAGGCACAGTTGTTAGACTAGGCGGCGACAAAGAAATTACACAAACAACATTAGGTGGTGATCCTGATGTATTTGGAGTTATTAGTACAGCACCGGGATTTGAATTGAACGCAAGTGCAGGAACAGATAAAACACATCCGTTTGTAGCACTAGCAGGGCGAGTGCCTTGCAAAGTCGTTGGCAAAGTAGCCAAAGGACAGAGACTTATTTCGTCTGAGAAACACCCAGGATTTGCAAAAGCAGACTGGGGACAAAACGAAACGTCTTTTTGGGCACAAATTATTGGAAGAGCGTTAGAAGACAAAACTACAGCTGGAAAAGGTACAATAGAAATAGTGGTAGGAGCCAAGTAAATGGTTCAAATTATTGGTGAACTAGCAACAAACGAACATTACAATCTTGTTGCTGTAGATGTAAACAAAGTTTTTGGCGACAAGTATCCAACTGCGGCGGTTACAGATGCGTCTAGAAAAAATACACACAAGTTTGGGTGGGGTGCAGTCAATATTGCAGATGCACTTGTAGACGGAACATTAATTACTGCTGAAAGATTACAAGAACTTGTAACAAGAACTAATATTAGTATTGATCATACTGAAATAACTGACAGTACAATAATATTTGCAGTACCTGCAAACAGAACTACAGTTTCAATGGGCACAGCGATAAGAGCAGAAGATTTAAATTTAATTAGATCAAAATTTGCTCCTATATTGCTAGACAATAAACATGCAACTGTTGATCCTAGTAATGCTAGTGCTTTTGTAGCAAACACATCAAACTATAATAGAACAGCAACATGGGATCATCAGCTAAACGGTGAACACAAATTTGAATGGGCAGACTATAATTCAGCTAGATACTTTTTTAATGGTGGTGGACAGCTTAGAGTAAGTTTGAACATGGCAGGCGGCAGTACAGCAGGATACTACAACTGGAGTGACGTAATTAACGAAATGGGTGTTCTCAACTTTACTTGGGACACAGTTACACAGAGTAGTGCTAAGACAAGCGGAACAAGTGCAGGAAAAGGTTTTTATGACCTTACACCATTTTATGGTGATGGCTCAGATGCTGGCGCGGCAGATGAAGGATTATTGTTTACATCAAGCGGTGTTACAATAGATAGAAAAGTTGGAACGTATCCAGGTCAATATGGTTATGGATATGGTTATATTAGTCCTGAAGGTAACTATGCGGCTTGGGCAGATCCTGCAATTAGAGGCACAGGCTACGGATATGGATATGGCGGCTACGGATATGGGTACAGTGGCATTTATGTAAGTTCATACAGTCGCTATAGTACATATCAGCAGTTAAAATTTAGACTTTACGGAAAGTACATTAATAACGGCGCCGGAGTGCAATTTAAATTGGTTTTAGATGACACTACACATGCTAATATTGTTGACGGAAGTATCACTCCAACATGTAGTTACTTAATGCCTGATACATTAACTATTGGTACAACTAGTTTTGATGTTAGCCCTGCTCCTACATTTGCAGTTACTAACAACTTCGTAAACTTCGATGACAGCTAAAAAACTGTTGACAAACCTTACATAAATAAGTTATAGTAGTAGTTAACTATAAAGGAGAAACTCTATGGATGAGAGACTCGAAAAAGCGTTAGAATTTGCTAATTATCGAATTACATTAGGAAATCAGAAACGTACATTAGAGCAACGCACACAGGTATTGCAAACAGTACACTATGCAAAGGGCGTATTTGTTGCAAATATGACCACCATTGCATTTGTAAAAGCATTAGTTGATTTAGATAAAACACAAGCAATTATTTTGGATACAAAGAAAAATCCAATACAAGTGGATGATACAACTGAATTTTTAGAAACACTGTTAAGTGCCTATACCGAAGCTACGAATGCTTACAAAGTGCAATCGGATAAAATTAAAAAAGCAAGAAATATTAAGAGCTTAATGGATTGGTAAAAGATGTCTGAGAAGCAAGGAAATGGCATCTGTATGTTCTGTTATAATAATGAACAGTTAGATTACGGTAAGTTTGCTGTTCTAGCCGCAACATATGCTAAAAAACAAACAGGATTGCCAGTAACAGTAATAACAGACGATGGATCTAAAGATTACTTGTATGAACAGCGTGGTGCTGAACTAGTTGATAGTGTCATTGACAGTTTTGTTATAGATGCTCCTAATTTAGATATTAGAAATCCTAGGCGGCATATGGATAGTCCTTGGACAGAATTTAATGCTCCTTTTTTTAATAGTAACAAGCATAAAGTTTTTGAACTTACACCTTATGAGCGTACACTACTGATTGATACTGATTTTCTAATTACTAATAACTTTTATAACTATATCTTTGACACAGACGAACCTCTTGCTCTGCATAGGTTTGCACAGTATATTGGCTCAGAGGTTCCTTATAGAAACGAAGTGACCCTTAACGATGCTGGAATTAATCACTGGTGGAGTACCGTGGTTTACTTTGATCAAAGTGAAGAAAGTAAACTGTTTTTTGATATATGGAGTCACGTAAAAGATAATTGGGAATACTATAGCTTGCTGTATCAATTTCCAAAAATGTTGTTTAGAACTGACTTTTGTGTTAGTATTGCTTGTCACATGCTCAACGGTATGAACAATAGTGATTTTGTACACGACTTTAAAGGTGTCCCTTTACTTAATATGGATCAAAAAGATGATATTGCAAAAGTAAACGGTTATGGCGATGTTGTATTTTTTAAACACGATAGAAGAGAGCAATGGAAAAATTATTTGTTTAGATATGAGAAAGATAACTTACATATTATGAACAAGCGAGCATTGGATCGTCATTGGGATTCATTGATGGAAGTGGTTGATAATGGCTGATGTAGAAATAGAACAAATAGAAGATGCACCCAAAAGAGGATACTTAACAATGGGTATCAATACCGGCGAGGATAATGTTCGGTATTGTTATGCACTAGCATGTAGTATAAAATTATGTGATCCAGATGCAAGCATTACACTAGTAGTGGATAAAGGACATTTAGGTAGTGTTCAAAAATACTATGAACATGTATTTGACTACATGATAGAATTGCCTTACGGTAACAGTGCTCACCAAGATGGATTTCATGGCATGAACTTTTGGCAAGTAATACATGCTTCACCTTATGAGGACACTATCTATGTAGATTACGATACACTGTTTTTAAATGTAGACACTGAACTCCTATGGGATACTATGGCCAATGGAGATATCAGCGTTCCTAAGTTAGCAAAGAGTTTTAAAAATTACAGTGCTCCTACAGCATGGCGTTTTGAATATGAGTATCATTATAAGTTGCCTAGATTATACTATAACATTATGTATTTTAATAAGAATAGTAAACTAGCTCTACAATGGTTTAAGATGGCAGATCCAGTTATGCAAAACTGGAGAGATGTATATAGTAAGTTACTCACAGAGAAAAGACCAAACGACTTTTATAAAAATTTACTTAGTAATATAACCACATACTATTTAGATATGGCAGATGAGATGAAAGTAGATATATCAGAACATTATGATCTACATTCACTAAGTCATGGTGTATTTCCTAGTCCAGACGAAGTGCCTACAAACTGGACCGATATGTTAAATTATTGGGTTACTCCTGGTAGGAAAATACAAATCGAAAATAGTGTATTAAGTAGTGGAATTATTCACTATAGTGACGAAACGTTTTTAACAGATGAAGTAGTAAATGTCTTTAGAACCAGTCTTATTGAGAGATTACAAACGAGATAAACCTCCTACTAAGTGGTGTGTTTATTTTGATGATGAAACAGGCGATATTGTTACTGTAACAAATCGCAAGAAAGACTTTCTCAAAGAGTCTTTCATCGAAACTGATGACAATAATGCAAAACTAATGCTTATGGGTGAAGTAGATCCTAAGAAGTTTTCGGTAGTTGAAATAGAACAACAACTTAAACTTGTTGAAAAATCTGCGGTACTCAGAATTAAGAAAGCTGAAAACAGACTTAGTATTGTTCCGCTTAGTGCTAAAAAGAGAGCAGATGTTAATATAACAATGTATCTAAACAGTTGGAAGATGGAAGTTAACTTTAATCAAGATACACTGTATAGAATGACCGGTAAACGCTACTTTAAAAATGTAAGTTTAAATCCAGAACAACAAGGAAAGTACGACCCGATCGTATTTTACCTTATAAAAAATAATGATCCTAATCACTTGTTAAGGACTATTGAAATTGACCCCGGTGAGCTTATTGAAGAAGGTTACTTGATATTTGATATGTCTCCTCTGAGATCATATGCAGGTCTAGGCGAGATAAGTATATTGACTAAGAAGATATTTTCTTCTTACGGTTTGACCAGAAAGTCAAATTTCACAGGCACTGACTACACAACTAGATTTCAAAAACGTAGAATGTTCTCAGTACCAACACCGCAACAGAAACAAATAGATAGTCAATTTACAGTGTTTTACAGAAATAATAGATACTACTTAAAAAGTAATTTTGATGATCCGCAAGAGGAAAAAATATATTCTGATATAGCAATATATCTGACAGACAAAACCAATCCGAGTAACTTATTGGGTCACTTAACTTTGCCAGTAAGCGATATCGGATGGAAAAGCACTATAGAGCTTGACACAACAGTTAACCTATTTAACTGTGGCATACTAGCTTCTGATGCAACAAAAAACATATCAATAGACTATATCACTGAAGGAGCCAAAGAATAATGAGCAATACGCCAATTACAGAATTCGACATCGTATTCATTAGCTATGATGAGCCAAACGCTGAACAAAATTATGCAGACCTATTGGACAAGTGTCCTTGGGCCAAACGCAGTCACGGAGTATGGGGTAGCGATGCCGCACACAAAGCCGCGGCGGCATTAAGCGAAACAGAGAGATTTATTACTGTAGATGCTGATAACATTGTAAGAGAAGATTTTTTCAACAACGAACTTGATATGAGTCGTGTTAGACAAACTGATGTTATTAGTTGGGCAGGTAAAAATACAGTAAATGGGTTAGTATATGGTAACGGTGGTATCAAGTGTTGGCCCGTAGATGTTGTCAATAATATGCGTACACATGAAGCGGCACCTGAAAGTGATAAAGCCGCACAGGTTGACTTTTGTTGGAATATACGTTATATACAAATGAATAATGTGTACTGTGATGTAATGAACAACGGCTCACCATTACAAGCATGGAGAGCAGGCTTCCGTGAAGGTGTAAAGATGGGACTAGAGGGAGGAGATGTTGTTGACCCTATGGAACTAAAGAAAATACATCAGGAAAACTTTAAACGCTTGTTAGTATGGATGACTGTAGGTGAAGATGCAACAAACGGTTTATGGGCAATTTATGGTGCAAGACTTGGATGTCATATGACCAACGTTGAAAGACGCAAATGGGACTGGCGTAATGTTAGAGACTTTGATTGGCTCAGCAATTACTTTAAAGAAGAATTATTTCCAGAGTTTGAAGGCGGTGACGAACTGTGTGTGAATACAGGATTAACTTGGGATTGGAATAAACTCAAAGCCAAAACTGTACAACTAGGCGAAGACCTCAGAGGCAAACTGGATTTAGAAATTAGTGATTTAGATCACACAGGTAGTAGATTCTTTAAGAAGGTTTATAAAAATCCTCATAGAATGGGTGCTATGGTGAGAGAAGACCAAGTGGATGATAGTATTGAGTAATGATAACAGTATTAGTGACAGGCGGCTTTGATCCTCTACACAGTGGACATATAGAATATTTTAAAGCCGCTAAAGCCTTGGGCGATCGACTTGTGGTTGGTATAAACAGTGACGAATGGCTTGCTCGTAAAAAAGGAAGAGCGTTTATGCCGTTTACGGAACGTGCGGCAATTATTAGAGAGCTAGAAGTAGTAGATAAAATAATTGGATTTGATGATAGTGATGATACAGCAAATCAAGGAATATTTTTAGCATTATCTACTTCAGCTGGAAAAATTATTTTTGCCAACGGCGGAGATAGAAGCAACACTACAACTCCAGAATACGAAGCGTATGGAAATCATCCAGATGTAGAATTTGCATTTGGAGTAGGTGGTGATGATAAAAAGAATTCAAGCAGTTGGATATTAGATGAATGGAAAACACAAAAGACTGAACGTGACTGGGGTTATTGGCGTGTACTTGACGATAAACAGCCAAGAGTTGGACAAAAAGTAAAAGAGCTTGTCATTAAACCTAGTTGTAGTTTAAGCGATCAACGTCACAAGTATAGGAGTGAACATTGGTATGTACTAGAAGGTGAAATACAAATTGACTTAGAATTCCCCAATGGAGAAACGCAAATACAAATGCTTGAAGCATATACAAATTTTTTAATAAGACCTGAATGGTGGCACAAGACCACTAACATAGGAGATACTCCTGCACACATAGTAGAAATACAATACGGCGAACAGTGTGAAGAAAACGATATCGAAAGAAGATAAAATTGAATAGTTTAGCTGATATTGATTTTGAGAAGAATAGTAAAAATGAAATAGTTAAGAGTGTTGATAATACTAGACGTATGAAGACATTGCTTGATAAAACAGGTTGTGGATTCTGTTTGGCTAAGTGGACGCAAGTTACAATGCACTTAGGCACTGGACTTACACATAGTTGTCACCATCCAATACCTCACAAGATAGATTTAGAAGAACTTAAAAACAATCCTAGTGCATTACACAACACTTCTTATAAAAAGAAACAGCGTAAAGAGATGCTACAAGGAGGACGACCTAAGGAGTGTGATTACTGTTGGCGTATTGAAGACGGCAATGGCGAAGGACTAAGTGATAGACATCATAAAAGTTTAAGTGATTTCAGTTTCAATAAGCATGACGAAATTGCACAAATGACAGGTGATGAAAATGTTTATCCGACATACTTAGAAGTAAGTTTTAGTAATGTATGTAACTTTAAATGTAGTTACTGTGGTCCAGACTTTAGTAGCAAATGGGTACAGGAAATAAACAAACATGGATATTATGATTTGCCTGGACAAGGATATAATCATACTGAACATAAACATATTCCAAATAACGAAGACAACCCGTACACTGATGCATTTTGGTTATGGTTTCCGGACGCAAGAGAACATTTACACACACTGAGAATTACTGGTGGCGAGCCTTTAATGAGCAAACATACTTTTAAATTGTTAGAAGATATTAGAGATAACCCCACGCCCGATTTGGAACTTAGTATCAATACAAATGGAAATGCTCCTGCTAAAAATTGGAAACGTTTTTTAGACCTTATAATAGATATTTGTCACAACAACAAAGTAAAAAAGTTTACACTGTTTACTAGTGCAGAAGCTTTTGGTGAACGTTCAGAGTACAGCAGATATGGTATGGACTTTGAATTATTCCAACAGCAAACACAAGAGTTTTTAGAAAAAACACACAATACTAGAGTTGTGTTTATGTGTGCTTTTAATATTTTTAGTATTACTAGTTTTAAAGAATTCTTAGAATGGGTATTGTATCTAAAAAAAGCCTACAACTTTAATGGTCTAAGCGATTGGATGGAAGGCATTGGGCTTGATCCTGTAAACAACTTGCTGGCGACCGGAGTGCCCAACTACGAATACTTCCCTATGCAAACTATAAAGGTTAGAAAAGAAAGAACCAAAGAACAAATATTTGCTAGGGTTGGAATAGATATACCATATGTACGTTATCCTGATTTTTTAGATGCAAACATTGCAACCAAAGATTTGATAGTAGATTATTTTATGCCAGCACTAAACTTTATGTTTCAGTATGCTGAAAGCAAAGAATGGTTTGACTGCTTGGGTTTTGAAGATTGGGAAGCACTAAAACTAAAAAGAATCTTTACTAACATTGCATTTCAAGTTGACAGAGATGATGATGAAGACGGATTATCTAACAACGAACATGTGTCTAGCAGAAGAGCAAGATTTTATAAATTTGTACAAGAATACGATAAAAGAAGAGGTGTTGACTTTTTAAGTACATTCCCTGAAATGGCACATTTTTACAATGTATGCGAACAAGAATATGAGAGGTTAAATCAAAATGAGGAAAAGTAAACTATTTGTAGGAGGTTGTAGCTTTAGTGACAGGTTTGGCAAAATCAACACCTGTTGGGGAGAAGAACTGGCAAAAATAAAAAATATGGATTATTGTCATGATGCAGTTAGAATATCCGGAAGCAATGACAGGATATGGCGTATACTGACTGATAAAATTATGTCAGGTGAAATTGAGCCCGAGGACAAGGTAATAGTTCAATATACTTTACCAAGTAGACGAGAGTTTGTAACTTGGAAAAATCCAAAGAGTGATGTTTACAAGGATAGATTTCCTGGTAGTGAAGAAGATTTGTATCTTGTAAAGTTTAAAGACAAGTCTCATGAATGGCACAAAGACATAGATGTAAGGGAATTTCTTAAATTATATGAGATCTTTTTCTCTATGGATGAATATGAGAAGCGTATCTTCAATCATCGACAGTATCAGTTTCAAATGCTGTGTGAGGTTCATAACATAAATGCATTTATTTTAAGCGTTAACACATATACATTTTGGGATAATTGCGATTTTACAACTTCTCAAAAGTTTAAAAATGAAAGAAGAATATTCAAAGATAATAAATTCGGATATGAAGAAGATGAAAGATACTCAGAAGATGACCCGCATCATTTGAGTGTAAAAGGGCATATTAAATTTGCAAACTTAATCAATAAATGGATTGGACCCAGATAGAATGAAAATAGCTGACTTGCCAAACAACAATTTGTTTTGCCCGTTGCCTTGGCGAGGTGCTCACATCATGCCCAATGGAACATTCAGCTATTGTTGTGTACAAAATCAGTTTGACGAAGATCTGAAAGCCGCCGGTGATCTTAGTAAACAAACTATATCACAAGCAAGGACCAATGCCTGGTCAAACGAACTTAGGAAAAATTTAATCGATGGCGTTCAACACAAAAGTTGCAGAAGTTGTTGGGACTTGGAAAATCAAGGCATAGCAAGTTTGAGACAACACTATCATAATCAATGGTTCGAACATAACGGATATGCGGAAAATTTTGAATTTAATAGTGACGGTACATTAGACAATCAGAACATAATATACTGGGACGTTAGGCAAACCAATTTGTGTAATATGAATTGTGTAATGTGTGGTCCAGACTACAGTAGTTTATGGAATAGAGATATCTTAAAGAGTCAAGACAAACCATTGAAAAATGCAGGTGTGATTGATGCTGTGCAAGTTAGCAAAGACAACATACTTGATATAATCAAAAAAGATATAGACAAAACTTATAAATTTTACTTTGCAGGAGGCGAGCCTTTAATTAGTCCTATGCATTGGGCAATACTAGAAGAGTTAGTAGAGAACAGACTTTTTAACGTAGAGCTTGCTTACAATACAAATCTACTCAAACTAGATTACAAAGGTAAAAATGTAATTGATTACTGGAAAAAGTTTAAGACAGTATATGTTGGATGTAGTGTTGATGCAGTAGGAGCAAGAGCAGAAACTGTGAGGTCAGGAACAGTATGGGAAACTGTTAACAAAAACTTTACCAGAATACATGACGAGCTGTATTACGCTAAAGCATTAAACATTTCAACTAGCAATTTAACTATAGCTGGTTTGGGAGATACAATAGAATGGGCTAAGAGTTTTGAATGGAAAAACGAAGAGCATACACTATTAGCAAACAATATAGTATACTATCCTGAATGGCTAAGTGTAAACATATTGCCTAGATACCTCAAAGAAAGTATATGGAAAGATATTAAAGGTCCTCTTAACACACTAAAAAGCAAACGAAGCATAGAACAAATTGAAAGTGAACTATGGAAAGAAACAGACCCAGATTATTTTGAAAGAATGTGTATAAAATTTGCACATCATATTGAATGGGTTACTTATATGAGAGGTACAGATCCTCAAACATTCTTAGAAAAAGGATGTCCAGAACTAGCAGAGTGGTGGAGTAAATTAAATATACAATATCGTCAAGAATTAGAAGATATCAATGCAGGGAAAGAAATATAAATGTTTGATAAAAAATTACCCTGTTATTTTGATCACGACAGAGATCCAGAAAACTATTATCCTTGGGTTAATGGTATATCTAAACAGATGCTTACCAAATTTAAGACCGAGGTGATTGGTTGTGCTGACGAGTCTGAAACTGATAATATGCCAAGTTGGTATTCCTTAGGTAAGCCACAACCTTTTTTTATTGATGTTGTTACAAATTACAATGAAAATTTTAGAAGCTACGAAGAAGGAAGAGAACCTTTCATTTATCCTATTCACATTTGTCCTGCCCTAACACCATACGGAGATATACTAGATGAAAGATCTGTGGATTTTTGGACAAATTATATACACATAAATTCAGATGTACTATATCGTATTTGTAAAAGACAAAACGGTAAAATTTGTTTGTATAATAATTGGGAAGCATGGAGCGTTGGTTCTTACAAGCTAATAACAGATATAATGATAGAAAAATATGGAGAAGAATTTGGATTAAGCAAGTGGCATTTTATTATAGCAAGTGGCAATGAAAACTTAAAAATAAATGGGGTGTATCCTCATACCACATCAACTCCTTTAATGAATCTACCTTGGCATCCTTCCGAAGTAGTAAACGAAGTTGTTGAAAAAATTAAAAATAAAGAACCACGAGAGAACAAATTCATTTGCCTCAATAGAGTTACTAAATCTCATCGACTAGCCGCTGTTGCTGAATTATGGGACGACAGAGAAGATGGTATAATAACAGCAATGTGTGTACATTATGGTAATCCTGGAATTGATCATTTTGCTGAACTGACACGCAAAGAAGTAAGTCAACCTGCCTTCCCACAAATACATCAAATGCAAAAAATGCACACAGACTCCGATTGGAACAATTATGTCAAAGATCAAGTATTATCTGTAGGTAGAATGCGTTGGCACTATGATAGAGAATTACAAGAAAATTATCCCCAGTCTTTTGAAAAGTTTAAAGAGCACAAGCTGATTGATATGATGCCAATTTTAATGGCAGACGACATAAGTCCTATTGTTAATCCAGTGCCTGATCCTCTTACACAAAAGTTTTTTGATTCAAGTTTAAATATTGTTACAGAAACTTACGGATTAGAAAGCCAACAGAGTATACAACTAACAGATAAAATATGGAAGCCTATGTTACATTTTCAACCATTTGTTGTTATAGGATCCAAGGGTCATCTTTCAGCACTACATCAACGAGGATTTAAAACCTTTAATACATGGATCGATGAAACATATGATACAATACGAGATGATCAAAAAAGAATGACAGCGGCAATAACTAGTGCTAAAGAATTTTACAAAAGATCTAAAGAAGAGATTGCAGAAGACTTAGCTGATATGCTGGAAGTGTTATTGCACAACAATGAGCATTATCGACATTGTTATGAGAGTCATAGAATAAATGCTGTATGGCAAGTAGCACTTAATCTTAATTACTGTAGAAAGGAATCATAATGAAAATAGGATGGATAGGATTAGGCAAATGCGGATTGCCTATCGCAGAACGTATAGCACAAACATGTGATGTAATTGCACACGATAAATTACCAAAGGAAACGCCTATATATACACACAATGTAGCAGACCTATTACAGACTGAGATTACATTTGTACTTGTAGAAACTCCTCATGTTAATAAAACACTAGACGGCAGTGTGCCCATAGATTTACAAACTGTAGAAGATTATGATTATACCGCATTAAACAGTGTATTACTAACATTGGCTAGCCATAGCTATGAAGGAGTAGTAGTAATTAGCAGTACTGTTAGTCCGGGAACTACAAAACAACTAGCAAAAAAGTACAATGATCTGAGAATTGTTTATATGCCTGTAATGATACATATAGGAACCGTAGCAGAAGACTTTGTTACTGCACCCATGTATTTTGTTGGAGGTAACAATGAAGCGGATAGAACACAAGTTGAAACCTGTATAAAGCAATTTGTAAGTGGTAGTGTTAGACATGGAACGTACGAAGAAGTTGAAATGTACAAGATGTTTGGAAACATATATGCCAGCATAAAAATTGGATTTGCAAATACTATAAGTGAAATGATCGAGTATGGAAACTTCAATGCTAGTAGTTGGAATGTCATGGACGCACTACTAGCTGAAAAACAAAACTTTAATACTACAAACTATTTTCGTCCAGGCAGTGGTAACGGCGGACCGTGCCATCCAAGAGACGGTGTAGTTTTAACATGGCTTACAGATAAACTTAAAATGGAAAGTAAACTGTTAACTAATATCACACAGGTTAGACAGGATCAAGCACTGGCGCTTGCTAAACATCTTGTAAGTTATGACTTGCCTATTATAATATTAGGTAAAAGTTTTAAACAAGGAGTAGATTTAACAGTAGGAAGCTACAGCGTACTAGTAGGCGAATATTGTATAATGCTAGGTGCAAAAATAATGTATGATGATGTATTACATCAACCTGCGGTTGTACTATTGGCTCACCCTAATAGAAAATTACTAGAAAAATATGAACCAGCTGAAGACAGTGTAATTGTTGATTTATGGAATCTTGGAATACCCAACGCTAAAGTTTGGGGTAATAATGCAACTTGATCGCTGGTGGAACAAAAAAACTGCCACTACAAAAAATCTCAAAGGCAAATACTGTCCAAAACTATTTGAGTGGTTTGAGGTAGATCTTGTAGGCAATGTAAGACTTTGCTGTTCAACTTGGCTACCACAACCGATTGGAAACCTACTAGATAACACACTTGAAGAGATATGGAACAGTGATAGAGCTATAGAATTACGCAATCAAGTTTTTACCGGAGATTGGAAATATTGCGACCATGAGCTGTGTCCTGTTATAAACTCTGATGCATTACCTGATATCAATGACGAACATCATACCTCACCTTATGTTAAAGAACTTCCAAAACAGATAAATTTTTGTAATGATCAGAGCTGTAATCTGATGTGTCCTAGCTGTCGCAATGAAAAAATTTTGCTTACCAGTGGACCTCAATATGAAAAAAGTAAACTCATCAATGATAGAATCTACGAAGGATTATTCAGTAGACCAACAGATCAAAAAGTTGAAATTTTTGTAACTGGTGCAGGAGATCCTTTTGCTAGTAAAATTTTTAGAGAGATGTTGCAAAATATTGATGGAAGCATATTTCCTGGACTTGAAGTTAATTTACAAACCAATGGCACAATGATGACACCCAAGACGTGGCAGAGTCTACACAAGATACATGATAATATAAATTTCTGCAGAATAAGTTTAGATGCAGGCTGTAAAGATACCTATGAAAACAAAGTAAGACTAAATGGTAATTGGAACTTACTGTTAGAAAATTGTAAATATTTAGACAGTCAAGTACCTCATAGTAAACAGCTAAAAGTAATGTTTGATTTTGTTGTACAGTATGACAACTACAAAGAAATGAAGGATTATGTGACACTATGTTTAAACACATTCAAAAACATTTATAAAATACACATATCACTGATCAGTGATTGGGGCACTTGGTCCTCGGAAATATATAAACAAAAATGTATATGGTCAGACAATCACCCTGAGTATCAACAATTTCTATCAGAACTAGATGATCCTATTTTTGATCACCCATTGGTTGATATGACAAATGTAACTTCAATTAGGAATTCAATATACAATAGCAGGAGTATTTTAAGTGAAGTATAAAAGATTATATACCTTTGGTTGTAGTTTTACAAGATGGTATTGGCCAACATGGGCTGACATAATTGCATACGATACAAAGTTACCTTATGAAAATTGGGCGGACAGTGGGTCAGGCAATGTGGGTATAGCAAACAGAATGTTAGAATGCGATCTCACAAATAAGTTTACAAAAAGAGATATGGTGCTGGTATGTTGGTCTACATTTTGTAGAGAAGATAGATATATTAGACCCGACGGATGGATTTTCGGCGGTAATATATTTAATTCAAGAATGTACGATGATGCATTTAGAGAGAAATATCATAATTCAGCAAATGACATTATAAAGAATATGCACAGTATAATTACATCAAGACGCAGTTTTCCCATTGCATACGAAGCACAAATTACAGAGTCACTTGGTTCAGACATAATTGAAAGTGGAGATGATATATGGCAAGACAAGTTAGAACACATTATTGATTTTTATAAACCTTATCAAGTTAAAAATATATTTCCCTGGGATCATAATCATCAAGCACCATTTGAAAATTATGCACCAGATTGGGACGGACATCCTGATATCCAAGCACATTTAAAATTTGTAACAGACTATATATACCCAAGTTTAGGATTAGCAATAAAACAGCCTACAGTAGATCATTTTATGGAACTACAAGATCACATAACAAAAACAGCTAAAACACAAACATTTAAAAAGTTTGAGGATTTAAAGACTTGGTTTAACAAAACTATAGACCATCCAGATAGAGAAATAGGAATAATATAATTGTTGACCACTGATACAGTAATCTTAGGAGCAGGAGCATTTAGTCATGCACACATTAGATGTTTGCTTGAGTTAGGAGTAACTGAATGTACAATAGCAAAGCAGTCCGAATGGACTGGTGAACAAAAACACAAATTTGCAGAAGACTATCCACTTATGGCATTTACATTTGATAATAGTCCAAATGCTAAAGATAAAAATGTGCATATAGTTACACCCAGTAATACACATGCTGAATTATTAAATCGTTACAATACTTGGGCCGCTAAAATTTTTGTAGAAAAACCCAGTGTGCTTTATAATAAACCCAGAGACTTTGACTATGCAAATCTAGTTACCAACACAATATATCAAAACGACTGGTTAGCACAAGTACAAAATCATAGGACTTGCAAGGACAAACCTAGTATAGTAAATTTTACATACCATGTCAAGAACAGAGATGATATAGATCACATTACTGAAATATGGAGTCATGTTATAAACTTTATAAGCCAGTGGATAGAACCAGATTGCAATATTTTTATACACAGCCAAAGTTATAAAAAGAGAACTAGAAGTATTAATTGTATTATCAACAATGAACTTACATTAAACATTAACAGTACAAACGGACTTGTGGAAAAAAGCGAGTGGCATTTGCGTGTAGATGATGAACAATTTGAAAGCAAACAGTTCGGTGGTAATTTACTTATAAATACATTAAATACTATGTTAACTGGAACTGTGCCTTTGACTGATTGGTACACATCTAGTTGGTTATTACATAAATTCAGATTGTTGTCAAGTAAAGAAATATTTGATAGTCAATTTTTATTAAACTATAGGAAATAAAATGGATATTGATGTAGATTATATTAAAGAAAATGGCTATGCAGTCATGCCAAATTTTTTAACATCAGACGAAGTAAAACAACTACAAGACTTGTGTGATAGCAGTCCAGTAGCAATGGGAGAAACTTGGGCTGGAGAAGATGGAAAAACAGAATACTTGCCAGACTTGGATCCAGATTCATATATGCATTGGTGGAGTTATAACATGAGTGAACATGCTATTGTACAGCAAGTCAAAGACAAAATAAAGCCAATGGCTGACAAATGTTTTAATGGAGAGTTTGAACAACTGGGCGGCGACTTTAAAGTTACCAATCCTGATAGTGGATACATGTATTGTCATTTTGATACACCTTACAGACATGATCGTTGGGCAAATGATTTTGGAGAAGATATTAAAGGTATGCAGTTTGGTATAGCACTTGATAAATTTGATGATGTAAGCGGAGGTACTAGAATACTTCCTGGCAGTCATAAAAAAGTTTATCATAAAACAGATATGGATGCACGAAAGCATGACCAAGAATTTCTACGTGACGGTGTTACAATGGAACTTGAACCAGGCGGATTGTTTTGTTATCACAGTAGAACTATGCACAGTACTATGCCAAACAACAGCGGTAAACCACGCAGGTTAATGTTGTTGTTACACTTGTGGAATGATCCTACATTTAGACAAGAGCTACAACAAGAAGAATCCAAATGCTAGACTTGTTAGAAAAATTTAATCGTGACGGATATGTTATAGTTGAAAATTTATTAGACAGTAACGAAGCACTTAGGCTACGAGATATATGTGATGCTATACCACAAGGCGTAAATGTTGATAGTGAAGAATGGTGGACAGACTATAGTCATAGTGTAGCACAAGCTGATAAAATTTTTTTAGATACAATTACACTAAAACAAAGAGATATTGCAAATATATTATTTCAAGGTAGTGAAAATTATTCCAGTGGTGTTGCCGGATTTAAAGTTACAAAACCAGGAGGAGGAAAAGTTGCACCGCATTTTGATACTCCTTATGATAGACCTGAATATTATAACGATTTTAGCTTTACTAAATGCATACAAGGGTGTATACTAGTAGATAAGTTCGATCATACAAATGGTGGTACTATGATATGGCCCGGTAGTCAGACTATAGAGTTTGACTATGAAAAAGTTTTAGCAGGAGACTACAACGAACAGTTTTTACAAAATGGTGTTCCTGTTATAGCTGACGAAGGATCAGCTATGTTTTTCCATGCTAGAGTTATGCACAGTACAATGCCAAATAGATCGCAACAACGTAGAAGATTAATGTTAAATTTACATCTATCTACGGACAAGGAGTTTCGCAATGGATATTAGAAGAATAAAAAAATTAGATCCAGAAATTAATCCCATTACATTCAAGGATGGTAGAGGTATAATTCAAACTTATTATCCTGAACAGTATAATATAGTTGAATGGAACTATATTGTAACACTCAAGGGAGCAGTAAGAGGACATCATCTACACAAAGAGTTTGATGAATATATAATGTTTGTAGAAGGAGAGGGTGTGTACACAGAACTTACAGAAGGTAAAGAACTTGTAACACCGGTAAGTGCAGGAGATTGTATATACTTGCCTATGCTGATGCCCCATACATTTTATCCAACTGCTGACTGCAAAATGATTGCAATGATTACCAAACGTTGGAATGATTGTGATGAACCAATAACAAAGGTAGAAATAAAATGAAACGAATAGCAATAACAGGAGGAGCCGGCTATATAGGCTGTAGACTCAGTGAATATTTTTTACAACAAGGATATACAGTTGATTGCATCGACTGGCTCAAATGGGGTGTTGAACCTATACTCAATATTGTTGACCATAAAGACTTTAACTTACACAATGTTGATATTTGCACACCAGAAGTAGAGCCTATACTTGCTAAAGCTGACATAGTAATACACCTAGCTGGCATTATTGGATTTCCAGCTTGCAATGCAGAACCAGACCTAGCATATAGAATTAATGTTGAAGGCACTAAAAGAGTTATCGAAGCAAGTGCAGGCAAACGTTTTGTGTATGCAAGTACCGGCAGTGTGTATGGAGCACTAGATAGTGTATGTACCGAAGAGGCAGAAGCCAATCCTATTAGCACATATAGTGTCTATAAACTAGCAGGTGAGCGTATGCTAGATGACCAAGCAGTAATTATAAGACCAGCCACAGCGTTTGGTGTTAGTAATAGATTACGCAATGATTTGTTAATAAACGACTTTGTACGCAAAGCCTGTATTGGTGAACACATGGTTTTGTTTGAAGGACATTTCAAAAGAACATTTATCAGTATAAATGATCTAGTACGCTCGTTTGCTTGGACCGTTGATAGATATGAGGAAATGCGTGGACAAATTTGGAATGTAGGTGATGAAACACTCAATCATACCAAACTAGAAATATGCGAAACTATACAAAAGCATATACCCACTTGGACTTATGAAAACAATACTACGCTTGAACATGACCAAGATGGTAGAAACTATTTTGTTGATTATACAAAAATTAGGAACTTAGGATTTACAGCAACTGAGTCACTAGATCAAGGAATTGAAAATTTAATTAAAGTATACAAGGCAGTGATATGACAACAGTACTAACCGGTGGTAGCGGATTTTTACTTAGTAATTTACAACAAGAGTATACAGCTGATTATATATCACCTCGCAGTAGTGAAGTTAATTGGATAACAGGCGAAGGTGTAAACACTTTACCTGATCAGCCAGATGTATTTGTACACAGTGCGGCTATATACGGAGGCTTGGTATTCAATCAACAGTATCCTGAACGTATACTACTAGATAATATGCGTATGTCAATAAATGTCTTTGATTACATATTGACAGCAAAGCCAAAAAAAGTTATTATTATAGGAAGTGCATGTAGCTACCCCGGCGGCGCAACAGGCAAATTAACTGAAGATATGATCGGCAGTGGTCGAATGGAGCGTACCGTTGAGCTTTATGCAATGAACAAGTTGTGGCAATTAGCGGCTAGTGAGCGTTTACTATCTGATTGGACACATCTTGTACTTGCCAATATGTACGGACCAAATGATCACTTAGATTTAGAAAAAGCACATGTAGTTGGAGCATTGATGAAAAAGATATCTAATGCAAAGCGTGACGGCACTGATGTACAATTACTAGGCACCGGAGAAGCAATGCGTAGTTTAGTGTTTGTAAAAGATGTGTGTGCAGTTGTCAACCAATTCGCTACACAAGATTTACCCAACGGAGCATACAACGTTGGACACGATTCGGGTATTAGTATTAAACAGATGGCAGAAACTATTGCAGATGTAGTTGGATTTACTGGCAACATACTATGGGGAGATCCTAAAGATAATGGAGCTATGGTTAAAATATTAGACTATACAAAATTAGACGCAGTATATTGTGATAGACCTAAAACAAGTCTATACGACGGACTCGATGCATCTAAAGAATATTACAATGGATGAAGTAAAAGTACCAGTCTGGATGTTAGACTTTAATGGCACCAGTGCTATTACCAATGACTGGAAAATGTGGTACAACGGCTATAGCCGACCCAAATTAAAACAATACTTCGCCGACTTCATGCCTCAAATGTTAGAGAACCAAACTCTCAGAGAAATGTGCATTCCACTAATACCCAACGTTAATGCTAGAGATTATCTTAATTGTTTGACTTTGAATCAGAAGCATGAAAACTTTTTTTATCCAATTGCTATAAGTTGGTGGATTAACTATCCGGGTTTAATTGAAGCATCAATGGAAATACCTGACTTTATAATAGATAAAATAAAAGATAAAAAAGCAAAAATACTTTTATACAACGATAGAGAACAATGGGGATGTACTTGGTGGAGAGAAAATGTATTAGAACCAATCTGTGACAAATATCCTGCTATCCAGTTTGAAGACTTTGCTATTGCTTGTAACAATCCAGATTTGCGAGGAGTAGAAAGTATTAAACTTATGACAAACCAAGCAATGCCACAAAGTTCAAGTTACTTTTGGTCACATGAACTTATGAGAGATAGTATTCGAAACAAAATACTAAATCCCACAGCCAATGAACACAACGGCAAAGGAAGTAGACCTTGGAAGTTTGTTTGCTTGCTTCGCAGACCTAGTCCTGTCAGATGGGCTATAAGTGCAGAGCTAATGCAATATAAATTCGATGATGATGCTTTGATGAGTATGAGTTGTGACATTGAACTTATTCCTCAGAATGGAATAAAGTTTGAAAAACTAGAAGATGGTTATTATGAATACATGCGAGAAAATTTTTGGGTAGGGAGATGTACAATTCCTGGCTATGATGAAGCACATCACAAGTATACTAAAACCAGCGAACTGTTATACAAGTGGGATAAAGAATATCCATTTTGGATTCAAAATGATACTAATCCTTTAACCAATCCTCTTATTGAAGATCAGATATGGAAGTTTACAGACAGCTATCTACACATTGTAAGTGAAACATATTTTGTCTCAGAAAAAGAAGGAGTGTGTTTAAGTGAAAAGGTCTTTAAACCAATCTGGTATATGCAACCTTTTGTTGTATTTGGGTCAGCACATACACTCAGTGCTTTACGAGAGTTGGGATATAAAACATTTGACAAATGGATAGACGAAAGTTACGATACAATCGACGATCAAGTTGAAAGATTCTATTCAGCTATCAGCAGTATTAAAAAGTTTGTGGATCAAGATGCGGAAACATTAGATGAAATAATGAAAGAAATATTACCTGTATTAGAACACAATGTACAAGTATTAGATCACAACAATGAACATCTATATAAAGACTTTAAACAAAGCCTTGTCGATTCATTGGGAAAGTAAATGGACAAACATACGCTTTTAAATCAATCAAAAGTGTTCTGCATGGCTCCTTGGACTCACATGCATGTATGGCCCAACGGCACAGCTAAACCATGTTGTGTTACAAATAGTGAACAAAAATACGGTAACACACACGACAATACAATTCAAGAACTATGGAATAGCGAAAGTGCATGTAAGTTAAGAAGTGACATGCTGGCAGGTAAACCTAATGAATATTGTAATCATTGTTATGCAGTTGAAAAAACAAACCAAGGTAGTTTACGCACAAGTTTAAACAAAAGATTTGGTGAAGATCATTTTGATAAAGTAAAAATTACCAAAAGTGATGGCAGTCATGACGAACCAAATTTTACATACATGGATATACGTTTTAGTAATATATGTAATCTAAAATGTAGAACTTGTAATCCAACTTGGAGTAGCAGTTGGTATGACGAATATAAAAAAGTAAATGGCAGTGTACCAGTACAGATAACGCCAAAAAAATATACACAAATAACAGACAAAGATAAACTACTGGAAGAAATACTAGGGTTAATAGATACTACTGAAGGAGTTAACTGGGCAGGCGGTGAACCGTTTATTACAGAAGAACACTGGACTGTTATGGATCACTGGGTCAGTACTGGTAAGGCAAAAGATATAGAAGTTGATTACACCACTAACTTTAGTATGCTCAAGTATAAAAAACGAGATTTATTTGAATTGTGGAGTCATTTCAAACAAGTGAGAATACATGCCAGTCTAGACGGAAGTTGGCAAAGAGGAGAATACCTACGCAAAGGATTAGATTGGCAACAAGTAATTGACAATCGAAAGCGTATGTTAGAACAAGCTCCACATATACAATTTGAGATCATTCCCACAGTGAGCATACTAAATGCAATGCATTTACCAGACTTTCACAAAGAATGGCTAGAGAATGGCTGGATATACAATGCAGATCATTTTAGATTTAATTTTTTATTTTCACCAAGTGAATTTTGTTTGAGAAATGCTACCAATCGATACAAAAAGAAAGTGTCTAATAGATGGCGTGAACACAAACAGTGGCTTATTGACAACCAACACAGCAAACCAGATGATAGTATAATTCAATGGATTGACGGTTTAGAAAAATTTATGTATGTTAAAGCAGAAAAAGTCAACATGGATAAGCTGTTAACAACTTACGATAGAGTTAGAGATGAACGCTGGTGGCAGGTATTTCCAGAACTAATGGATAGAGATACATTGGTCAATACAGTTGTTAAGAAAATAAAAAGAAAATATATACGCTATCGTGTGAATAAACGAATACAGCGTAAGCAAAAATTTATAATGGATTAAACTTGGCTATTTCTTTGACCAAGTGGTCACACAATATTTCATGTGATTCGGGTCCAAAATGATAATCTGGTTCGTGTTGCATACCGAGATCGTGGCAATGCACAAAAGGAATAATATTAATTCGATCATTTACCCAATCATAATGACCCTTAACACTGGGCTGAAAAATATCTACGAACCAACTAAAAAATACACATTTCACATCGAAGTTTTCACATATCTGATGCATAGTTATAATGTCATGAAACACTTTATAATCGTTGTATACACTAGTAATCATATGAGGTAATACTGCCGCATCTGCGTTCACTTGCTCGCCGATATACTCACTTAGCCATATGTCGTTGTTGTTTGATTTCCAAGTATATGTACCGATATCATCAATAACTCTATGATTACTCAACTCACCGTCTTGCCAACGGGCACTTCTATTAGGAGTACTCCATCCAGTTACAGCTCTAGCAGGATCTGTTAATTGTATTACAGCAAGTTCCACATCTGGATTGTTTCTAAGTATATAATGAAGTTTTTCTATATACACACCGTTGCCACTGCCTACGTTAAAGCTGGTGATACCCGGCATGTCGAATCGTCTTGGTAAAATTTGTGCCCATGTGTCTCCCCAAATTTCGTTTGATGCATTGCTGTCTCCTATAGTCACCAGTTTACCAGTCATGTAAATCCCTTCATTAAGTGCGTAGATAAATATTTATATGAAACTAAGTTTAAGTTATATATGTGATAGACCATACAATATCTATCAAAGCTATGAGAAATTAAAACCACATTACGATATGAGTGTACACATGGACTTTATGGACGGACACTTTGTTCCACGTTTGGGTGTACATCCAGAAGCAGTAAACGAATTAAGTTATCCTAATTATATTGACATACATGCAATGATAACTTGCAACAACCCAGCATGGGATGACATACTCAAAACACAGGCAAACGTAATATTTGCACACTATGAAAGTTTTCACAGTGACCAACAATGTGTTGACTTTTTAACAAGAGATAGTAGACTAAAACTAGCATTCAAACCTTATCATACTATTCAACAAATAGATTCAATTTGTGATAGATTAGATGTAGATGAATTTTTATTAATGGCTTATGCACCAGGTATTAAAGTGCAAGACGCATACTACAACTTGGAAACACTAGAAGATACACAACGTCATGTTACAGTAGACGGCGGAGTTACAATAGACACAGTAAGACATTTTAGAGAAGATCCCAAAGTAACATTGGTAGTAGGTAGTAAAGTATTGTTCAATGAAAACTATGAGGAAAATTTAAATTGCCTAATCTCTTAATACCTTGCAGTGGTCCAGGCACTAGAAGTGTTGGTTATACAAAGTTTCACAAAGCACTAATACGCATAGGCGACAGTGCAGTAATAGATCATATCATTGATAGCTTTACGGATATAGAAAAGATATACATTACTCTGGGTTATGAAGCTGAGTATATACGAGAGTATATACAGCATACGGGTCGCAAAAATGTAGAGTTTATTGAGATTGAAAACTGGAATAGCAGTCAGATAGCCAGCTTTAAACAAATACCCCAACATGTATTTGACGAACCCGTGTATTACAATGCATGTGACAACTGGAGTACACAAGTTCAAAGCGTAAAACACAATACCTATTACACCTGTAAACCTGAAAATGATGAATACTATGACACAAGTGAATGGGGTGTTTACAGTGGTATTAGTTTTATAAAAGATTCAAAAGAATATTATGATATATTACAAGCAACAGACATAAGCAGAAATGATT